TCGCCTACCGAGTGGTCAACGGTGCGAAGTATCGGGCAGTCAGGAATCAGGAGGAACGCACCGTTCAAGTCCGTGAGGCCGTCCGCCGTCACCGAGCCAGGAAAAAAGAGAAACCCTCCCCCCCCCCTCCCGGTGAGGCTCGAGCCATCGCCGCCCTCGAACGGAACGACGAGGCAGGGTTCGATCAGGCAGTCGAAGATCACCTCCCCGAAAACAAGGACCTCAAAAGCAGCGAGTTCAACTCCCTCTCCGAACAACCCTCTTTCCCCGAGAACGAATGAGCGACTGCCGAACCCAAGAGGCCGAGCGCGGGTATGCCGACTACCTCGCCGGCAAGAAATTCAACGAGTGTCCCTTCGAAGGCATGCAGCCAGAGGACATCACGAAGCGCTGGAACTGGCAGATGGGCTGGCTCCATGCCGAGAAGGACAAAAAGCCGTGACTCTCCAGATCAAACTCGAGCAGATCATCCGGAAGCGTTTCCGCCACACCATGCGCCTCGACGGCGTGACCGTGCGGCTCTTCCCCAAGCTGGCCGTCATCACTCACGACGACCCGATCACCGCCCACATGATCGCCAGGGAGCTGCCGAATTTGCTGAAGGACGGGATGTATGAGGGCTGCATCATCGATTGCCGCAGGAAAGGACCGCGAGATTGAAACCGCTCACCGATCGGGAACACGAGGTCATGCAGCTGCTGTGCCTCGGTTACGTGAACAAAAGCATCGCCGATTATCTGGGCTGCTCCATCAAGACCGTGGAGAAGCACCGGCAGGCGATCTACTTCAAGTGGCGGGTCAACAACATCACCGCCATGATCCGCGTCGCTCTCCGGACTAATCACTTCGCCATGACTGATTTTTTCAACTCTAAAATTGGAGAAGACTCGCACCACCAAATCCCGCAGAATCTGGAGTGAATCATCACACCAATATGAAATCGACACCGGAAAATATCCTCATGCTCGAGCCCAACCAGATTTTTGTGTTCGGCTCCAACACTCACGGCGTGCATGGCAAGGGCGCCGCGCGCACCGCCCAGCAACTCTTCGGCGCCGAGAAGGGAATCTCGGAAGGCCCGACCGGCAGATGCTACGCCATCCCCACCCGCATCTACCTCCCGCGCACTCCGGAGCATTGGAAGGTCCGGTTCCAGGCCGTGCCGCTGGATGAGATCGAGGCCGCGGTCTACCGGTTCCTCGACTACGCCGAGAACCATCCGGAGAACGAGTTCCTCGTCACCAAGATCGGCTGCGGTTACGCCGGCTATTCGCCCAAGGAAATCAGGCCGTTCTTCCATTGCAGCCAGCTCTGGAACATCGTGCTGCCTGTGGAGTTCCAATGATAACTGTGGCCCTCACCTTCGCGGAACTGCGCCGCTGTTACGACGTGGGCACCGCTCGCTTCCTGTCCGCTCGGGCGCAGAATTTTCCCATGGACAAGGGCCGTAAAGACTTTGGGATTGAAGGCGATTGCAACGGCGCGTGTGGTGAGTTCGTCACCTCCAAGGTCTACGGCATTGAATGGAATCCGGTCACGCACACAACCGATACCCTGCGGGGCGACGTTGGACTGTTGCAGGTGAAAACCGTGCTAGGAGAGAACGACCGGCTGCTCATCCGCCCTCAGGACCCGGAGGACATGATCTACATTTTGTGCCGGATGCCCAGCTTCGACACCGTCCAACTCAAGGGTTGGTGCTGGGGCCACTGGGCCAAGCAGCCGTGCCACTGGTGGAAGGGAATCACCAAGGGGTGCTACGCCATCGAGTCCGAACTTCTTAAACCGATCGAGTCGCTCAAGGCTCAACCGATGCCTGTATGAACTGCACCTGCTCGAAAAATAAATACCCCTGCCCCATCCACGGGGAGCAGGGTCTGCCGGTTTCAGAAGTCGTCAACCACGACTGCTACGTCATTCGCATCTGCCGCCGACGCCGGATGCGGGAGGACAAACACTGGGCTGCCGACGGCCCATGGTTCTCCGAAATTACCAAGGACGCCATGCACGCCTTCACTGGCTCCGACCGCGAAAATAAAATCGACGCGATGCTTGAGGCCACCTGCTTTCTAACGTCACTGCAACAAAAACAACCAAAGGAAAAATGAACACCGAGACAGTCATCATCAGCGAAGAGGCGAGGGTCAATGCCACTGCCGCCATCGACTTCGAGCGAGATCGCCAAGTCAACGACGAACAGTGGAGCGAGGATCACGACGACGCTCACACCAACGGCAGCCTGTGGGCAGCAGCTCACTTCTACGCCAACGCCGCCATCAAGTCGCCCATCTGGGCCTACCACAACTTCAAACAGTGGCCGTGGGGATCGGATTATTTCAAACCGTGGAAGAAGAACGGCTTCGGAAATTACACCAGCGAGATCGATCGGGAGCGCTGCCTCATCAAAGCCGGCGCCCTCATCCTCGCCGAACAGGACCGGCTCGACCGGGCGCTCCAGAAGGTCATCAACAAACTCGCGGAGGTTCAACAGGAGAAGGCCAATGTTTCTTAAAAACTATACCTCCGACGTGCCGGTGTCGCAGACCATCTACCGGATTGAGCAGGTTCTCATCCGGTGTGGCGTCAGCGGCATCATGAAGGAGTATGTCGGCACTGATGGCCAGATCGCGGCCATCAATTTTCAACTGGAGACGCCCAGTGGGAAGGTGTTCATCCGGTTGCCAGCCGATGTAGACAAAGCGTGGGACGCGCTCTGGCGGGATTACATGGGTGACGACCTGCTGCCTGATGGTAAAATCGCGTGGGGATGCCAAAAGAAAAAGAGCAAGGCGTCGTTCAAGGAACAAGCCGGTCGCACCGCGTGGAAGATCATACAGGATTGGGTGGAGGTCCAAATGTCCATGATCCAACTCAAGCAGGCAGAGACGCTGCAAGTGTTCCTGCCTTACGTGATGATGTCCAAGGACGAAAGCTATTACGACCGGCTGAAGGTCAACGGCTACGCCGGGCTGCTACCGGAGAAAGCGAGCTAATATGGATTCTATCAATCAAGCAGTAATCGCCAAGTTGCAGCACCGCGCTCAAGTGGGCGAGCGGAAGTACGGTGTCACCATGGACCGCACCGATCTAACTGGGGTGGAGTGGTTGGAGCATCTGCAAATGGAGTTGCTGGATGCCGCCGTTTATACTGAGAAGCTGATTCAGTTGTCCGGTATCAGGGCGGCGTCTGAAATCCCTCATGTGGCAGAACCACCAGCACCTGAGCCAGATTCACAAAAGCCCGCTTAGTTCCGTCCACCAAGTACTCCAGACCGTCGTGGTCCTGAATCAGGATCACGCGGTCTTTTACTTTGATTTCCTCACAGCCGTCCGGCACCGCCACCACCCAGAAGCAGTGGTCGTCGCCCATGAGAACATCGCGCTGCTTCTCGAGGAGTTCAATCTTGCCGCCCCACTTCTTGTCGCGGCGGTACGGAGTGACGAGGATTTTATTCCGGGTGGGTTTGAGGCTCAGCATATTCTATTTCGATGAGGGTGCTTTCTTCGGTGAACTTCCTGACTTTTTCTTGGACGACTTCGAGACGGACTTGACCCTCTTTGTCGCCATGAATAAGGCCAGCGTATTGGAGGCCGTCGAGCAAATCTTTGACTGAGGCGTATTTGGCGTCAACGTCAAGTAGCCGGACGCGGCGGAGCGTAAAGCGGACAATAGGACAGATTGTGCTCGGTGCTTCTCCGCCACAACTGCTCGCCAGTGGTGCCGGTCGTTCGCGTGGCGCGGGGTTCGGTAATTGAGTTCGAGTACGATTTTCATGCGCTTGCAGCCAACTTGAGTCGAAACCTTTCCAGCTCATTTTTCCTTTGAGATTTGCCAGGTGTAAATCTTGCCGAGGATATCCACGGAGATGGCGCGCACGTCATTGTTCTCCAGCCGGGAGAGCGTCACGTGATCGATGCCGATTTGAAGGGCGAGCTGTCGTCGGGAGACATGGTGCTTCTCACGCCATGCCTGAATCATTTGTCCGAGAATCATATTTTTATTTTGGAGAGGGCTTCTGATAAAAGACGCGCTGACTGCACCGCATCAGCGTATGGGTCGTGCTGCGGCAGCTCACTCGAAGTGCGTTCGTATTTAGCCATCGGGTCCATTCCTGCCGCTACCATGAATGAGGCGATTTCGTGCAGTGGATAAGGTCCGCACCACTGTCGAGAAGGGTCGTCAGTGATGCAGCTTCCAAGGAAGTTCGCCTCCACCGGCCAGCCACATTCAGCCGCCATTACAGCGCCTTCACTTTTCGCCATTGACCACTTTTCCCAGAATGCGTCCCTCATTGCCTTCGGGGACCGATGAGTGATTTCCAGAACAGGGCAATTATCCTTAACCCACTTCCTTCCCTCATCGGTGCCGATGCACTCGTCAATCGGGCACGACATTCGGAACCCCCACTGGATGGCTCCGTTGGCGAGGAACACTCCTCCGCCGACAGCGAATCCTTCACCATGCAGTCCAACTGACTCGACATCAAATACGAAGAATGATTTCATGTGTTTCGACTATGATACAGAGCGATGTTGACAGCAAGCGAAAAATCAGGGATAACCAAACTCACTATGGCAACGCTTAACAATCGCCAGATTCAGATACCCTTTGGGATAAAGTTCTATCAGCCGGAAACCCGGTTCAATTCAAGGCAGGGCTCCTTCAACAACGTGGTCGACCAGGTGGTCGCCATGAGGAAGGCAAACCCAGCGCTGGTCGCCAAACACGGGTGGGCGACGGACTGGGACACTGTCGCAACCGAAGTGGACATGTTCAACGCCGCCATCTGTGAGCGGATGGGTTGGACCAACTTCATCAACCAGCCGGGAGCAGGAGTGGCCCCCTCCCCAAAATTCAAAGCCCTGGCACCTCTCGCCGAAAAGCAGCTAAGTGCTGTGGCGGATAAAGCCAAGAAGGTGTGGCAGGGCGTAAAGACACTGAACGACTGGATCGATTCCCAGCTCCCTCCCGTGGAAACCTCCCTCTCTCAGCACCGCGCGGAGGTCTGTGCGGCCTGTGTGTTGAACGGAAAGGGTGGCCTTGAGGAGTGGTTCACCAAGCCGGCTGCCGCTGCGATAAAACTCCAGATGTCCCAGTTGGCCTCCCGCAAGTTGTCCACCACGGTCGATGACAAGCTGAACGTCTGTACCGCCTGCCTCTGCCCGCTGAAGCTGAAGGTCCACACGCCGCTCCCCTTCATCACTGAGCACATGAGCGACGCCACCAAGAACGAGCTGGATAAAAACTGCTGGATTCTCGAGGAAATAAACAAAACGGTGTCAACCGCGGTAGACACTAAGCCGGCGTGAAATACTGTTTCGCCTTCATGTTGGGGATTGCGGTCTGGTGTTGGGTGGGCTCAACCTTCGAGGCTGATATCACCGCCCACTTCATTCAAGTCGAGAGGCCGGTGACGCAGGTTGAAATCCCTCAACCGGACGGCATGACCAAGAAAGTGGTCAGCGAAATCTTCATCGACCGCATCTTTCGCGCGGCGGTGTCCAACGAGATCATCCTCGCCACCAACACGGTGGACAGTGGAAGAGCGGTCATCAAACTGGTTCCCGCAGACCCGCGCAGACAATGAAGATCGCTTTGGTTTACATTCATCCCACAGCCAACATGATGACCTATGGTCCGATGGCGCGACGGTTCGTTGAGACTTACATGGAGAACCCGCCCGGCCAGTACGATCACGAGATTTATGTCTGCATCAACGGGAGCATTCCCATGGGAGACTGGTGCAAGCCGATCTTCTCGCCGCTCAGCCCACGGTTTTTCCAGCACAACAATTTTGGGAAGGACATCGGTGCTTATCAGGCGGCAGCGGATTTGATTGAGTGCGACCTGATGGTGTGCCTGGGATCACCCGTCCACTTCCACCGCGCTGGCTGGCTCGACCGGATTGTGATGTCATACATTGAAAACGGACCAGCGGTCTACTCGCCGTGGGGCTTTCATTCGCCTCGACCCCACCTGAGAACCACTGCCTTTTGGTGTCCTCCGGAATTTCTCAACTCGTATCCCAACCGGGTGGACAACTCGAATCGTTATCAGTTTGAACACGGCGCGGACTCATTCACGCTCTGGAGTCAGAAGCAGGGCTTCGAGCCGTTGCAGGTGACGTGGCGTGGGACTTACCACATGGAGAACTGGCACCCGGTGACGCCCAACGAGTCGCTGCTGGTCGATCAACACATGGCACCAACATGGCCCAAATAAATTTACCCATCGCAGTGTTCTACCACTGCCTGCTCAAGAGCGAGAAGCGTCCCATCGATCCCGACTACGCCTTCCGACTTATTGTGTCACAGATGGACGCGCTCAAGCGGAGTGGCCTGGAGGACGCCGCCACGAATATCATTGTCGGAGTGAACGGCGACGAGAGCGACGCGATGGCGGTTGCATCAATCGTGTCTGAAAAAGCAGTGGTGATTCAGCACGGGTCGGGAGCCACCTCGGAAATCCCGACCATGAATCTCGTGCGCGACTGGGCCATTCAGCATCCCAACTGGGCGATCATGTATCATCACACGAAGGGTGTGAGCACGCCCAATCAGGCTGATGGATGGCGCCGCCGGATGGAAGCGATTTCGGTGTGGGGCTGGCAGGAGTGCTACAAAGCGCTCCAAAAGGGGTACGACTGCGCTGGTGCTCATTGGCTTACTCCGGAGAGAAATCCTGGAACTATCACCATCCCGTTTTTCGGGGGCACCTTCTGGTGGGCGAAGTCGAACTATCTTGCCAGTCTCCCACCTCTCCCTCCGGCCACGTGGGAGAATCGGTATGAAGCCGAGAACTGGATTGGCAGAAGCCCCCGCCCGGCGCGGGTGGCGGACTTCCATCCCGGCTGGCCAACACCAAACTGATATGATTGAAAATAAATGGCAGCCAGTGGAGCATATGCTTAATGAACGATTTACTTTGGACGAACTAGCGCACAGAGAAACAGTCCCCGCTTTGTGGACTGACAAGCGCACGAGACGTGAAGGTGATGGCGATTACATCCTCCACGGTTACACACCGTTCTACGACCGGGAGTTTTCCAAGTGGCGTGACGAACCAATCCGAATGCTGGAGATCGGGCTCAACGTGGGAGCATCAATCAAACTATGGCTCCAGTATTTCACCAGGGCGCAGATTGTCGGCATGGACATCGCCGACTTTAAGTTCGCTCCCGAGATTGAGCAGAGCGTGATCGACAACGGACTGTTCCCAAGGTTCAACTTTTTCAAAGGCGATGCCCTACGCCCTTACGATCTCCAGCGATTCGTGGAGGAGTATCCCGAACAGTTCGACATCATCATTGACGACGGCGCCCACTCTTCCGGCACCATGGTCATGTCGTTCCAGTATCTGTGGTCCCACGTGAAACCGGGTGGCTACTATTGCATTGAGGACTTTCGGGAATCGGTCAACAATCCCGCCAGCCACACCGAGGGATATCCCGATCAGGTCCAGTTCGCGGAGTCATTGTTGGGTCGCATCCTGCTGGGTGAGCGTGATATCGAAGAAGCCCACGTCAGCAAAGAGCTGTTGATTCTCAAAAAGAAATTATGAACGAACAAGCGAAAGCGTGGATTGATTATCGCGTAGACGACTTGCGCTCGCAGGTTGGTCAACTGGACGCGACGGGGTGTGTGATAAACCCAACCGTTGACCAGGCAATGAACGTCGCAGCGATCAACAATCTCACCAACCTTCGGGAGTTGATGGATGGGCCGGCTCCGGTTGGATATCCTCCCGCCACCCACGTCTACCTCCACGACGCCGACCTGCAACTCCTCAGACACAAGTGCTCACAACCATGATTATCGAACTCATCACCACGTTCTATCGGGAGGAGTTTCTCGCTCCGCTCTTCATGCTCCACTATTCGCCCTGGTGCGACCGCATGACCTTCATCACCCAGCAGTTTCCGGATGGAAAGTTTGATGACGAGTTGAAGATGAACTGGATTAACGAGGCACTGGCCCGGTCTAAGGCTGACTGGGTGGTGCTGGTCGACATGGATGAGTTCGTCTACCCTGATCCGTACGGAACCAATCCGAGATCGGTTTTGGAAAAAGAACGGATGTTGGGAAACCGGATGATCTACTCCGCCATGACCCGGATGTGGCGCCATCACTCCGATAAGAACATCGATCGCACCATACCCCCAGTTCCCCAGCGATTGCACGGCATCCCTGACCACGTCAAGCCCTGCATCTTCGATCCGACCGGCGTGGAGATGGGCGCGGGTAATCACGATTATAGGGCCACTGACCCGAGGTCATCAGGAACGGCATGGAAGGGCGCTCACTGGGCCAACTCCGACCCGTGCTTCTGGATTGACCGGGAGACGCGCGACCGAGGGCCGAGATTGAGTGAGCGCAACATCGCTCGTGGCCACGGGACCCACACGCGCCGCACTCGTGAGCAGATATTGGCTGAGTGCCGAGCCCACGAGAACGACCCTATCATCATCACGCTATGAAATTATCCGAACTCAAAGTAAAGATTTACGCTGACGGGGCTGATTTGAAGTCGATCATCAGGCTCAACGAAGACCCTTTGATAAAAGGGTTCACCACCAATCCCACGTTGATGCGGCGTGCGGGCGTGACCGATTACGAGCGCTTTGCCAAGGAGGTTCTGGAGGTGGTCGATCGCAAGCCAATATCCTTCGAGGTGTTCTCGGATGAGCCGTCGGAGATGCTGAGGCAGGCATTGAAGATCAGCAAATGGGGCAACAACGTGTTCGTTAAAATTCCAGTGGTGTTCACCAACGGGAATCCTACTTACGATTTAATCAAGGAGCTGGGCGAATGCGGAGTCTGTGTCAATGTCACTGCTGTCCTGGGATTGTGGCAGGTCTCCGAGTCCTTGAAGGCGATCCATCGCAATGTGCCGTCCGTGATATCGATATTCGCCGGAAGGGTGGCTGATACCGGATTGCACGCTCGGGAGTTCATGTTCAATGCAGTCGATAAGATGAAGTTCGGCGACCGTCCCAACACCGAGCTGCTTTGGGCCAGCGTGCGCGAGCCGTTGAACATCTACGAGGCCAACGAAACCGGTTGCGATATTATCACCGTTCCGGAGGAGATATTGAAAAAGGCCATCAACATGCAGGAGCAGAACCTTGAGCAACTATCCATAGCGACCGCGCAAATGTTTTTCCGCGATGCTGCGGAGGCGGGTTACACTCTTTGATTGGGGAGCGTATCCCAGTTGCAAATTCGCCTGCAAGGGGGACAGTATCGGGATGGACGACGCGCACGCACATCAGCTAACCGACGCAATTTTACTTCTGGCGCTTGAGCTCAAGGAAGCCCGGCACCAGTTGCAAAAGCAGTTTGAGTTTCAAGTCGCTCAACTCGCAACCAAACACGACTTGGCAGAAATGGAGAAACGGATTATGGCATTACTCGACGACATCCAGGCAGACGTGGAGGAGGAAACCACAGTTATCGACAGCGTGGTTACGCTGCTGAATAACATCAGTCAGCAACTCAAAGACGCCGGCACGGACCCGGTGAAACTTCAGGCGATCAAGGACGCGATTGACAAAAACAAGGCAACGCTCGCTGCCGCAGTGGCCGCGAACACGCCCACTCCCCCGACCCCGTAACCAATCAAACCCACCATCAGGCAGGCGCTCTAACGGGTGCCTGCCTTTTGTTTGCGGTTGCAATTATCATCGAAGGCGAGTAAGACGACATTATGCGCTTCGAAGATGCCGACCTCGTTCAATCAATCGCCTGGCAGTTGCGTTACGGTGATTGGTCCCGCGGACAGAATCGTGCTCGCATCAACACACTGTTCAATGGCGCTCCTCCTTACTCCGCCGAGGAAGTGGAGGAGAACAATATCAACGTCAACGTCAACTTTCTCGAAGCCACCACCCTCTCCCACGACGCGCGTTCCCAGTTCGCCTCGGCGTTCCAGAAACCCGGCAATTACTTTCGCTGCACCACCGATCAGGGTCCGCTACACAAGCGCAACGAGCGTAGCGTGGTGGTGACCAAGGCGGTGAACCGGGTGATGAAGCGATCGCTCGAGTATTACGAGACGATGCGTTCCCGGTTTGCGCTGCTGGTCATGCACGGGATGGCTCCGAACTCGTGGGACAACAGCGACTCGTGGTGCCCGATCTCAATGGGCGTCGAGGATTTGCTGGTGCCCTCAGACACTTTGCTTTCGTTTCGCAATCTTCCGTTCTTTATCAAGATGCGGGCCTACACCGCGCCGGAGTTAATCAAGCTGACGAAGGGCGAGAAGCGCGACAAGGGCTGGAACATGAAACTGGTGGACGCCTGCATTGAGTGGGTGGACAAGGAATCACAAGCGCTGCTCGGCTCCAACTTCCCCGACATTTGGTCGCCGGAGAAAATGGCGGAACGGACCAAGGGGGATGGCGGCTTTTACATGGGGGACCGGGTTCCCACGATCAACGTGTTCGATTTCTGGTACTGGTCGGACCAGGGTGGCAACGGTGGATGGCGCCGTCGCATGGTGCTCGACACGTGGAGCGCTCCAACCGGCGTCGCTCCGGAGATGAGCGCCAACAAGGCCATGGACTTCGCCAAAGGCAAGTGGCTATACGACTCAGGCGAAACGGTGAAGGCCACCAGCCGGGAGCAGATTTTCAGTTGTCAGTTCGCTGACCTTTCCTCGGTTGCCCCCTTCCGTTATCACTCGGTCAGGTCCCTTGGCTTCCTTCTATACGCAGTTTGCCACCTCCAGAACCGGCTGCGTTGCCGACTGACCGAGACAACTTTCGAGCAGTTGATGATGCTGTTCCGCGTGAAGAGCATGGACGACGTGCAGCGCGTGGTGAAGGTGGACCTCTACAACCGGGGCTTCATCGATGAGTCAGTGCAGTTCATCCCGGCAGAAGATCGATTCCAACCCAACGTCCAGCTGGCGGAGATGGGCATTACTCAGATCGCGGACTTGATTTCCCGGCACTCTTCGACGTTCACGACCACTCCCCAGAGTGGAGCATCGGACGTGGAGAAGACGAAGTTCCAGGTGCAGGCGGAAACCCAGACGGCCACCGCCATGGTGAGCATCGCGCTTCAGCAGGCGTACACTTACCAGACGTTCGAGTACAAAGAAATTTTCCGCAGGTTTTGTAAACCCAACTCCCGAGATGCAGACGTGGTGCGGTTTCAGGCGGAGTGCCTTCGCAATGGAGTGCCCAAGAAATATCTTGAGGACTACACCGCGTGGGATATTGAACCGGAGCGCGTGATGGGCGCGGGCAACAAGACACTGGAGATGAGCATTGCCCAGCAGCTCATGCAATACCGCAATCTTTATGACCCCGGCCCGCAGCGCCAGATTCTCCACGACGTTACGCTCGCCATCACCGACGACGCCGCCCGCGCGGACCAGCTGGTGCCCGAGAACCCGGTCACCATCACCGATGCTGTTCACGACGCGCAGCTCGCTGCCGGCACGCTCATGCAGGGCCTGCCCGTCGCGCTCAAGACCGGCATGAACCACATCGAGTATGTGGACACGCTCATGGTCACTATGGCTCACATCATCAAAGGCGCTCAGGACAACGGCGGCATGGCCGATATCAAGACCATCCAGGGCTTGCAGAACATGTCCAACCACATCGCGCAGCACATCCAGATCATCGCACAGGACCCGAACGAGAAGCAGCGGGTCAAACAGTATGGCGATCAGCTGGGCAAGATGATGAACCTCGTGAAGGCCATGGCTCAGCGCCTGGTCGAGCAGATGAAGAAGCAGCAACAGCAGCAGGGCCAGCAGGGTGATCCGGCGGCGCAGGCCAAGATTCAGGCCACCATGTTGCAGGCTCAGACCAAGGCGAAGCTCTCCAGCCAGAGTCACGCGCAGAAGACCGCGCAGCGCCAGATTCAGTTCGAGCAGGGCATGAAGCAGAAGGAGCAGGAGCACGAGCTGGAGCTGAAAGTCAAAGCTGCCGAGGCCGGCATCGAGCTTACGCAGCAGCGCTTGAAGATGCTCAATGGCGATCACAAAGACGGAGGCGACGAATGACGCAGCAAGAGCTGGATGCTGAGTGGGGCTATCGATTCACCGAGCGGCTCGGGATTTTGTGTGGCACCGACAATCCCACTCCCGCCCAGGTGGAAATGGCCATCGCTGATGCGGACATCGCAGTTGCTCGACTGGGACCGGCACTGGAAGAAATGTTGATATGAAAATTCTCATCGAATCTATTCCTCACGAACAGCACCGCTACCCGACGTGTGGTGATTGGTGGTTTGAGCAGGAGCCGGGAACGCTGGAGCCAACTCTCAGAATCAGGGTTAGCCGGGAGCTGCCAGAGAAATCACAGCAACTCGTCGCGCTTCACGAACTGGCTGAGGTGATGATGTGTATGGCCAACGGGGTTGGTCAGGAAGAGGTGGATAAGTTCGACATGGATTTTGAGAAGCACCGTCGCCCGGATGACGAGTCTGAGCCCGGCGATCATTTGGAGGCTCCTTATCACCGGGAACACGGCTACGCCACCGCCATCGAACGCATCACCGCCACTCACATGGGAGTTGGCTGGATAGAACACGAGAAGGCCATACTCGATCTGTTTGAATGATTCACTTGTTCCACAAATGGATTTTTTGGCCGAGGGGTCACCATCGCACCTCTAAGCCGCGAAGGTTGTGTCTTGACTGCGGGAAGTATCAATACTGGTTTGTAGGGAAGTGGCAGGATATGTCGCACCCGTGGACTCCGATTTTATGAAGCCGGTCGAAGAAGTTGTTGCCTGTGTAATAGACCATGGATTGTTCCTGCCCATCGCACAAAAGTTGGGAGAGCAATTCAAGAAAGTTTATTACTGGAGCCCGTGGGATGACATGGCCCCCAAGACGGAGAAGGGGGTCATCGGCGACGGATTCAAGAACATCGAGCGCGTGGGTGACATCTGGAAGGTGAAGCGCAACTGTGACCTGTTCGTATTTCCGGATGTGGGATTTGCCGGCCTGCAACGCGAGCTGATCCAGCAGGGATTTCCAGTGTGGGGCCATCATGGAGCCGACGAGTTGGAGACTCAGCGCGGGCTGTTCCTGGAGCAGATCGGAGACATTGGAATGCTCGTGCCCGTGTTCAAGAAAATCACCGGCATGGATGCCCTCCGCGAGCATCTCCGGAATGAAGAGGACAAGTGGATCAAGATGTCCCGTTGGCGCGGAGATTGGGAGACGCTGCACTGGCGCGACTGGTCCCACGATGAAGGCACGCTCGATTATTACGCCTGCAAATTTGGCCCCCTGAAGAACGTCGTCACTTTCTACGTGTTCGATTCGATCGACACCGACATTGAGGACGGCATCGACAGCTACTGTATCAACGGCCAGTTCCCCAAGACCGTGATGCATGGCATGGAGTGCAAAGACAAATCGTACTTCTGTTCCATCCAGCAGATGCAGGACATCGACGAGCGCGTCCGGATGGTGCCGGAAAAGTTTGGACCTGTTCTGGGCGAATATGGATACCGCGGGTTCTTCTCGTTCGAGGTTCGCATCAAGGACGAGGACAGTTATTTCATCGATCCCACCTGTCGCGCGGCTTCCCCACCGTCACAGGTGATGACCGAGTTGTTCGGCAACCTTGGCGAGATCGTGTGGAAGGGCGCTCAAGGCATCCTGGTGGAACCGGAGCCGACTGCTCAGTTTGGAGTGCAGGCGTTACTCAAATGTGACCGTGACGCGGACGAGTGGCTGGTCATCGATGTCCCAGATAAAATCCGTCAGTGGGTGAAGTGCGGGTTCGCCTGCGAAGTGGGCGGCAAGATTTGCATTCCCCCACATCCGTTGCACACGATGCTCGGCTGGCTGGTGGCGACCGGTGATGATTTAGAAGAGGCAATCGAGGCTCTGAAGGAGTATCGTGAGGAGTTGCCCGACGGCATCAAGTGCGATGTCGACTCGCTCGCCAACCTGCTCAAGGAAGCAGAGACAGCGAAAGAAGAGGGCATTGAATTTACCGACGAAGAACTGCCAAAACCGGAGGTCGTATTATGAGCTGTGGAATGAGTCACTCAGGCAACGCGCCGCAATCGATGGTGGACCAGACGCCCATCTTCGATAATAAGCACAAGGCTCGCAAGACCGTGCTCTCACGCAAGGCTGGCGTCTACCGGCCAACCAAGAAGCACCGCAAGCAACGATTCCTATGAACGAGCAGGAGCCGTCTCCGCCGCAGTTTCCGAGTTATACGCCAGTGCCGCATCACACGTTCATGCAGCGCAAGCAGACCAGTCCTTTGTTCAAATTGGCGAACAAAATGTTGAAGATGCCCAAAACAAAAGTGTTGCAAAGACGAAACAGAGTGACTAAAAGGAAGTTCAAGATTATTTGAACTATGCCTCCTCAAGCAGCGCCACCGAAGCCGGCTCCGCCATACAATCCAAACAAGACCCCCAAGCAGCGCTTCGTCGAGATGTCCCAGTGGATTGGCGAGCACCGGCAGATGGTGGACAGTGTGGCCTTCACTCGTGGATGTGACTTTGCAATGTTGCAGTTTCAGGCCGATGTTACCTCGAATATCACCGACGGGACTGGTGCTGGGTCGGCTGGATTGAGGATGCAGGGGGCGCAGCAATTCCTGCAAATACTGAGAACCCTTTCGGAAACCTCAACACCATCCATTCGCCGTCCTGACGATAATCTCCAACACAAATAAAATTTATGCCAGCTGAAGCTCCAACCATCGTACCACCCGCCGCTCCCGCACGGCCCGCCGCCGCTGGCGCACCCAGCGCTGTGCCGGCCTCGGCTGGTGAGATTCACGTCACTCCTGGAACCCGGCCCACCGCCACGCCAGAACCGAAGCCCGGTGCTGCCAAGGCCAAGCTATTTGAGAAGCTGGGGGAAAAGTCCACCGGGGGACCCCGGTCATCCACTACCACTCCTCCGGCCAAGCCGGCGGCTGCCGCTCCAGCAAAGCCGGCTTCGGCTGATCCACCCGTCCCCGGTGAGGCGCCAGCCGGAACCACCCCTCCCGCCGAGGGTGCCAAGCCGGGTGAGGTGTCAACCGCGGTTGACAGTAAGGATGGCAAAAAGCCAAATCCGTGGAAGCTGGTCGAGGATTACAAAGGTAAGGCCACCAAAGCGGAAACGGAACTGGCTGAGCTGCGGAAGCAACTCACGCCCGAGAATGATCGCAAGGCCCTTGAGGACCGCGCGGCCAAAGCTGAGGCCCGCGCCAAGCAGCTCGAGGAGCACATGACCTACGTGGACTACTCCCAGACCGAGGAGTTCAAGGCGAAGTATGTCGAGCCTTACGACAAAGCGTGGAAGGTTGCCATGGCTGAGCTGAAGGACATTAAGGTGGGTGATGGTCAGGGTGGTGAGCGCGACGTTCATCCCAACGATTTGCTGACGATCGTCAACGCTCCGCTGGCCAAAGCCCGGCAGATGGCCGACGAGTTCTTCGGGCCATTCGCCAACGATGTCATGGCCCACCGTAATGAGATTCGCGGACTCTACGACAAGCAGGCTGCTGCGCTCGAAGAGGCCAAAAAGACCGGCCTCACCAAGAAGCAGCAGGAGACTGAGGCACAGAAGAAGGCAATGGGAGAATTGTCTCAGGTAATCTCGAACACGTGGAAGCAGGAGAATGAAGCTGTGCTGAAGGATGAAAAGTATGGTTCATTATTCAAGCCCCGCGAGGGCGATGAGCACTGGAATCAGCGCCTCGCCAAAGGCTTCGAGTTGGTTGACAAAGCCTTTTCCCAGAACCCGGCTGATCCGAAGCTGACGCCCGAGGAACGCGCCTCAGTGATCCGCCGTCACGCGGCAGTGAGGAACCGCGCGGCAGCATGGGGCGCACTGCGTGGCGAAGTGGAGTCTCTCTCCGCCGCCAACAAAGCCCTGAAGGAAGAGCTGGCTCAATACAAAGGCACGGAGCCGCCGGGAGGTCCGGGTCGGTCGGCGACGACTGGCGGGCCGGCGGGACCTGGTGGTGCCAAGGCCAACATGTTTCAGAAGTTGCGCGAGAAAGCGCGTTGACATTTTATTGAATGTGAGTTTAAGTAGCCACAGCGATACTGTTCCCTGTCCCCTGTTCCCTGTCCTTTGGAACTCTGGTTAGCCCGGTGCTTACGAGTTGCACCGGGCTTTTTTATGCCCCAAACTAAAAAGCCATTCATCTGTGAATGTGGAGAGCCGGCTATCAAGAAGGACTCCTGCCATGACCCGGTGTGCGCCGGGTGTTTGTATAAACAATCGGTGCGCGATCTCTATGCCAAAAAGACTCTCACTTGCGGGGTGCCGGATTCCGGGAAGGATGAGTACTACAATCGACGTGCCTCCAAACGGTCCTGGATTAACGAACCCGACAAGCAGCCGATCTTATTTCCAGACGCGATTAAGCGCCTGGAAGACTTTCTTCAGAGAGCGTGTCAACCGGCTGCGGACATAAAATAGTTTGACACCACCTGCTCTACGGGTGTAGAAGCCATTCAGATGCTTTGTTGGTCGAGTTCGCATCTATAATCTGAACTCGGCACATCGGCGTAATATCGAAGCTCCCAGCCGACTTCATAAAGTGTTCCCTGACGGTCATCGTTTGCGCGTGTGCGCTTTAATCGAACCGATCGTCTTAAAATAAAACGCAGAAAATTTTAACTTTATGTCGTGCCCAACAGGCCAAATCATTGCAGCTTGCGACTTCCCGCAGTTCCTCGTCGATCAAACGCCTCGATTTGACGAGATCATCATGGAAGATATCCGGCCCACCGATGGCTGGCTGTATAACGTTTCCACTGGAACCATCGAGATGGGTACGCCCGTCGAGGTGACCCAGGATCGTTTCCGCAGCGTGTTCCCCAACGTCACGAAGCCTTGGACTCGCAAGATCGCCAACGGCCCCGGTTGCGTGGGTAACCCCTGCGATCAAGTGGAGCATCAAGTCGGCTGGGGTGCTGACCGGCTCACATGGTATGCCGAGCAACAGTACTGGTCCACGCCGCTGTTCTGCTATGACCAGGACATGCACATCACCGCTGCCCAGGAGCATATCGAGCAGATCATCAGCGAAATCCTCAAGCCCGCCACCACCGCGATTTCGAGCAACTTCCTCCGCCGCCGCCACCTCACGTGGTCGTTCATGCGGGCAGTTGCCAACAAGAACTTCGGTCAGGCCGCCACGGACGGCGTGTTCAACTTCCAGTGGAACAACAACGCCGCGGGAGACGAAGTTTATTTCGATGCGAGCGTGCCCCCGACGCGCATCTTCAAACTGGTTCCGCAGATGTTGCAGAACCGGTTCAACAACCTGATGTTGAAAGGTTACGCCGGGAAGAACCCGTTCAAGGACACCAGTCCGTTCATCGAGTTGGTGACCGACATGGACACCATCTGGAGCCTCGACCATCTCGGTGGCCAGCAAGGCATCGGTGGTGGCGACAACCCCAATGTTCTCGGCAACTGGCGCTTCACGCAGTTCGACGACAGCACGAAGTACTGGCGCTATGGTTATTCCGGTTCGATCGGTAACTTCATGTCCCGCATGGACCCGATGGGCCTTCGGTTCAACTTCGTGGCGGACCTCGGTGCTGGCGCCAATGGTGGCAACGGCAACCGGTATCGCTACCAGGTGGTGCTGCCCTTCGTGAATCAGATCACGACTGGCGCGGGTGGTGCCGCCGGCCTCGGCTCGCAGCCCAACACCGACTTCGATCGCGCGCATTTCTGCCTCAGCCAAATCCATCACAAAATGGGTATGGAGCTCCTGGTGCCGGATGCGACCTCGCTCAATCCCGAGATGCCCTTCGGTCATCGGGACTTCGGCGGCAAGTGGCAGTTCGTCATGGACAACCTTGGTGCCGACGCCTCTGGAAACGTCATCCAGAACAAGCGCCGCAACAAAGGCCAGTTCATCGCGGACTTCATGTATTATGTCCGCCCGATGCACTACGAGTTCCTCGAAACGTATCTGCACAAACGCGAGCAGTTCTGCGTGCCGGAAATCGACACCTGCTCGTCCGATCCGGGATATCCAGTGCAGAGCTACGACAGCACGCTGCCGTCCTGCCCGATCCCGTTGGACTTCACCGCGCTGTATGGAACGTTCCCTTGCGGTGTCCCGAGCGGCACTCAAGACGGACCTGTGCCGCAGCCGCAGCCGGTGCCGGCCCTGACCGATCCGAACCTCGACCTGTAATCTGGGTTGCTTCTCACCACCCGGGAGGGTTACAACTCTCCCGGGTGAAACAACTAAACATCAACTGGCTCGAATGTGAGCCTACCGAGATATGCCTGAAGATTACTACGGTGATGGAGATGCCGCCCCGAGTGAGGGTGGCGCAACAGCCCCAGATGAGTTGGGTGGCGAACAGCCGCACGATACCGGCACGACGGCGGTCGTCCCGTCCGAGCTGTGTCCGGGGATGAAAGTCGGCGACGAGATGGTTTTGAAAATCGTGGGAGTCGACGACGATAGTTACGAAGTCGCCTACGCGCCCAAGGAAGGAAAGCCTGACGAGCAAGAGGAAACTCCCGCTCCAGCGTCCGCTCCTGAAGGTTCGATGGCCAGCATGATGGAATAATCATGGCTGTTGATTCTCAGACATTATTGGCTGAGGCAAAATGCTACCTCTGCAACGGAGTCACTTTGGAAGAGGCTTTAGAGCTGGCGTTGCTGGCGAGAGTTGCTTCTCCGCCACCAGCTCCCGTGTTGAGCTTTGCGTTCCCGAACCTTCATTGGACATTCTCTGGCACCAATCCGGAAATTTGGAGCGTTCAGGGATCGGATGATGGTGGGATCACTTGGTTTGAGGACAGCAGCGTTCCAGGCATCTCCCGCTCCAGTCCGTTTTTGGATAGCGGTGTTCTTGCGAGAGTTGTGGGTGAGGACGTGTTTGGAAACGAAATCGTAGCACCCAGCAATTCGGTTGTAATTCCTTGAAGTATGGCCACAGACCCACAATCACTGATGACGGCAGGTAAATGTTTTGCCTGCTATGGTGCCAGCACCTTCGAGATCATGAAGCTGGCGTTGCTGTCCCAGATTTCAACCGCTCACAACGCCGCCAATGATGTGACCCCTCAAGGGTTGATCGCGCAAGGCAAGTGCCTGGAGTGTTATGGGATGGTCAGCATCCCTCAGTTGATGGAGTTGGTACTGCTCAACCAAATAGCGACATGATGCGGCTCCTGCCATTGTGCTTGTTGCTGATTATAGGATGCGCCGCCCCACACCAAAAACAGATATCGGTAAAGCCCGCGTCAGTTGTTTTTAGTAAAGCGTCGCTTAAGTCAACAGTAGCTCCGGGAGGTTCCATCACGGTGGTTCCAAAAGATGTCGGGTTGCAGTGGAACCCATCCACCAACGAGGACGATCTAATCGTCTCTGGATATAACCTCTACTACGATATCGAGTCTCGCTTCGACAATGACGGCACCTGGCCGAGCAATTATTCGAATGTCGTTGCGGTTGGAACGCTGACAAACACCACCCTGATGGGGCTTCATGGAGGAACTACCTACTACTTTGCCGCCACCGCTATCGATCAGAATGGTGCGGAAAGCGATCTGTCGGCGGAGGCGTCCTACACCACGCCGTTATTTTTGGATTTGTTCTTTGTGTTTGACCAGCCAGTGACGGATGCAACTTTACAAGCAAGTCCCGACCTGTCTCAATGGGCTGACCTTGATGCGGTATCAACAAACGGTGTGTGGCGAGTGACCGGTGACCCGACAGCTGCAAGGTTTTATCGTGGCAAAGCAACATCAACACAATAAAAATATGCAAAACCCGGCTACGAGAGAAGAAGACAAGGCAGACACCAGCCTTGGATTGAAAACCAAAATGCGCCTGGAAATTGTGATTCCGCTGCTGACGGCGGCGGCTTCGTTCACGTTGATTTATGCCAAACTGGTTTCGATGGAGAACTTCCAGCGCAAAGCCTGGACCATCCAGCATCAGATCATGTGGGAGAACCAGCTCGCCATCAACAACCCCACGCTGAAGCTGCCAACCGCTGACGGCATCGTGAACCTGATGAATCAATCTGCGTCTCCATGATCTCCGTCATTAAATTTTCCGATGCGGTGCTGGTGGCGATCATTGTGTCGGTAGCTCCAACCATCGCCTCATTGGCTGCATGGTATAAGATACGATCAGTCCACAAGGAGCTGAACAGCCGGCTTACGGAGTGGAAAGCGGAGACAAAGGCGGCGAACGTGGAGGCTGTAATTGCCGCGTACGAACGTGGAAAGAAAGACCAGATAAAATCAGATACCGAAAAACACACAGGAAAATCATGAGCACTCCATTCCGAGTTCCGGAGCTGACACCAATGCAGTCCTACGCGGTCAGGACGGCCATCAAGATCATCGCCATCGGGGTCGCGGCCCACGGTGGAACCAAAATGGCTGAAGCATTGAGCGCGGCGGATACCATCGAACTGATTCTTGGACTCACCGCAGCCGTCATCGCCATTGTCTCCGGCCTGAAGGCAAACACCACCAAGGCGATCCAGCAAAAGGCAGCGGACACGCTCCCGGTGGGGACGGTTCTACCGGCCACGACCGATGAAAAGCCCGACGCGCAGGTGATGAGCCCTGAATCCGCCACTGAGTTTATTAGAAAACCCGCTAGCCAAAATCCAGTTGCGGGTGTATAAGGGCCAGATGAAGAAATTCTCTTCCCCAGTTATTTCGATCGTTCTCCTCACCGCCGCGCTCGTTGTCGGCATGGTCACGGCCTGCAATACCACCCAGCAGCGCCTCGCTGCCAACACGCTTTCCGCCACGCATGACGTGGTGACTACTGGCGTTGACGGTTACTACATCGCCACCGCGCAAGGGTTGGCATCCACCAACGGCATCGCGCCAGTGGGAGCGGCGTACAACAAGTTCCAGAAGGTTTACGTGGCCGCAGTGATCTTCGCGCAGAACAACACCAACGCCCTGGCTCCCGACAATGTGATTCAGGAGGCACTGGGTGTGGCCGATGTCATCGACCAGTTTTACAAACCCGCTGCTGCTCAAATCAAAACCAAACTTAAAAAGCCATGACTTTCGCCGCACTTCTGAACGCATTCGGACCACTCGCTGTTACCCTTGTGGATGAACTGATCGCAACCATCGAGAAGAAGGGATCGGTGTCTGCTGAGGAATGGCAGGCCATCCTCGCCAAAGGCAAAGACAGTGCCAAAGACCGGATGCTCGCTGTTCTGAAGCTGCTCGGAATTGACCCGGAAAGCGACAAAGGCAAGGCCCTGCTCGCCGCTGCTCCCGCAGCTTAATCACCACGCGATCAGCGGGTGGCCGGTGAGTCCGAGCAGGAAGTTGACAAGGACTAGCACGGCCACGAGGTAGATAAGCCACGTCAGGACTTGCTTTACGATCGGTGGAATCAACGGGATCACCGACACCAGCCAGAGCAATAGGCCGAGGATTATCCCAATGACGATCATGTAAATCAGGCCGTGAACGAAGTCATTGCCTGCGATGGCAGCTGCGAGAAGGGGTTGCATTCCTGAAGGCTTGCACTCTTTACCATTGAACGCAACTGGGGAAAAGTATATACCCGACGGCATGAGACTCAGAGCCCTCTTCCTTTTGTTGTGCTCCTGCATCACCGCATCAGCTCAAATCAGCTACTTCAATCAGGGATTTCTCCGCCAGCCGAGCGCCGAGGCAGATCGGAATTATCTTGGGATACAGACCAACGCTCCCGGTGGCGGTGGCACTGTGAGCAACCTGACGGTGGGGAACCTCTCTCCACTGTTCACGTCTAGCGTCGCCAATCCCACCACGGCTCCCGCAGTGACATTCTCTCCGGTCGGTCAACTGGGGAATCTGGTGTTCGCCAGTCCTGATGGTGGATTGGGGTTCCCATCCTTTCGCTCACTCACCACTGGCGACCTGCCATCCATCACCGCCATCGTGAGAGGTGATGTGTCAGCCACCACGCCGGTTCTATACGACAACACGACGGGCATTTTCTCCATGCACGTGGCGGACTCGACGCACAACGGCTACCTCTCCCTGACGGACTGGTCCACGTTCAACTCGAAGCAGTCCGCGCTCACCATTGGAAATCTCACTGATGCCGGAACGGATGGGATTACCGTCACTGGCGGCACCGGGGCGGTGATTGGAAGCGGAACATCGCTTTCACAGCAACAGGCGGACTCCTCTCACAACGGTTATCTTTCTTTGACGGACTGGACGACGTTTAACAACAAAGCGAATGGCACCAACAGCACCCTGTCAGCGTACACCTACACCAACGCGCCCTTCGCTCAGGTGTCCTCCCTGCTGCATTTTGAGGGAACCAACACGTCCACGATAGTCACTGACTCGGTGCCGGCAAACATTTGGACTGCGAACGGCGGCGCTCAGCTCAGCACGAACTGGTTTGCGTTTGGCGTGTCATCGCTCAAGGTCGCGGCCAGCGGCAACTCCTGCGTCTCCATGCCGATCAACACAGGATATCAAGTGGGCTCAGGTGACTGGACGATCCAGTTTTACTACAAGTACATCGGCGCTCCCCAGACCAGCGCCCGTGTATTTCACACCCGGGATGGCGATACTGTCGCTGGCATTGCGATCGACCTAAATCCTGGAGGCGGCGGCAACACCGACCTTCATCTTTATTTGAGCAGCTTGGGGGCGAGTTTCGACATCCTGAACGGACCTCAGATCGCACTGCTGTCAACCACTGATCCCTCTGAGATTCTGGTGGAGCGAAAGGGGATGCAGGTTATCTGCACGGTCAACGGATTTATCACTTACACCAACACTCTGACGACGTTCCCGGCTTTGTATTACAACGGCGCAGACACGGTGATTATCGGAGGAAACAAAACCGGAACTTCCCGCTCGATCAATGGCTACATCGATGAGTTCCGGTTCGTCAAAGGTGGTGGTTTGCTGACTCCGAACCGGGTGTATCCGTTGCAGCCGTCTTTCCCGGATAGCTAGGAATAGTTCAGCTCGTGTTTCCTCATGGACTCACGGGCTTTATCGCGGGTGCCTTTCAGCCAATCCTCCCGGTGCAGCACGACCTGCTTACCGAGATTCTTGATGATGAATCCCAAGCGCCGGGCTCCTTCAATGCCCACCGATACGCAGTCGGCCAAGTCGGGAGAGCGTCCAGTCTTGAGCTTCATATCCGCCTTGGGCTCGACCTGAATCTTGTTCTTTCCGGCCATGCCCCACTCGCGCTGGCAGAACTCCATCAGCACGTCCTCGGTCATCCCGCGGAACTGTCCGGACTCAACGATGTGACGAACGGAGTACCACATCTCGGTCACGTAATTGAAGTAGTAATCCTTGCACGGAATTTGAATCTGTTCGCTTACCGACTTCTCGGAGGCAGGGCCACCGCAGTCGATGGAAACGGATGATATCCACCCTCTTCTTGCGAAAGCGCTCACAAGTCCAGTCCGCATGCCGGAGTCGTAGAAGAACTTGTCCTGCGGTATGCCGCTCGCTTCGCAGTGGCTGATGACGAACTCGGCGATCTGTTCTTCCGCTTCATCTTTGACCTGCCCTTGGATGGGAATGATCTCGGTTTTGAGCAGCATGATGATCGGTCGAATCGGCTGCTTGGGAACCGCCTGGTTGACCAACACCTCCACGGTGGCTACGCCCATATCCGGCTCCGAGGAGTTGATCTCATCGCCAAACTCCAGCTCTGCGTACACGCAGCGGTCACCGCCAACTCCCTTGTACGCCGCGTCGAGACACGCAATCCTCGTCCGGTTCGAGTTCCTCCAGACGGGCTGCTCCATGGCTTTGTTTTTGATCGCCATGTTCCGGGTCAGCACGCGCCGGCTTCCCTGGCCGCGCGGCATCTTGCCTTCATCCATCATCGACACCCAGATGGAGTCGGTGCCGTAGAACGCCACGTCACGGTCGATATCGGCCTGAGTGATAAGCGGGATGCCGAGATCACCTTTCAGATTTGGAGAGTCACTTCCCGGCAGCTGGATGCAGACGCCTTGGGGTCGGCGGGTGGGCCACGTCTTTGTGCCAGGGGATTGGTCAATGCCACCATCCCATCCACCCAGCTCGGCGGAGGGCTCGCACATGATGCCAAGTGCGTCGGTCGTGTCCTTCGGATTGCCCAGTCCCGCAGCTTTGAAGTCGGGGTTCTTGTCGAGGTTGGCGATTGCATCCACGAAGACGCGCGGCAGGAGGTGCAACTCGTCGGCGATGAGGCGGACCCGCTTGTTCTTCACACCGGCGAAATCTCCGAGGCCCACATAGTCGTTGCCCCGTTTGCAGGGCACTCCCAGAAATCCATTGCGGACATCGATCCCTTCCACATCAGCGTCCTTGGTGGCAGTGACGATGCGCTGGCGGGACTCCTTGATGAAACCAGGAATCCACGAACGGGCTTTTTTGGCGAGGAGGTGATGCTTCTTCACTTCGCCGAAGATGCGTTGCTCCAACATTTCCCGGGTGGTCGAGCAGCACAGGACAGTGGTGCAATCGCTGAAGCAGTAGTAGTCGGCTAATGCGTCGGTGGCGAAGCAGAACGATTTGCCGGAGCTGGCCGGACCCATGCAGCCAATCGATCGGTACTTCAGATAATTCTCGAGCACCAGCTCGCTCCAACGATGCCACTTCTTGTGCGGCCACAGCAGCGTCTCCAGCTGCATGAAGTGGTAGAACAGCCCCATGCCCACGATGCGGTCCTCCTCCATCCATTGTCCGCCCTTGCGGATCATGTCGATCTCCAGCGCCACGGGGTCCACGGTGGGGCTGATGAGGCGACCGTACTTCTCGATTTTGTTGGAGCGTCTTGGAGTGTAAGGAGCAACGGAGGCCATTGTTTTCTCTTGAGTTAATCACTGCCCGCGCTAGGGTCAAGCAGTATGGCACAGCCCAGCCCCAGTCCAAACTCCGATGTTTCGAATGTTGATGGGTCGGTGGACTTCTCTGGGGGAGTCAACTCCCTCAAGGTGACCACCATCGCCTCCGATCAAAACCCCAACGGGCTCGCTCGCAACGAGCTGGCGTGGCTCACCAATGGTTCCGTCCGTGATGGCGGCATTACTCCGCGCGGTGGCTGGAGATTCCTGAAGAAGATCGGCACTGGTTCAGGAACGTATCAGGGCGGGTTTCTTTATCAGCCCATCGATGGACTGGACCCTTACTTCCTTTTCCTGATTGGTGGCCGCCTCTACAAGGCCAACGCTGATGACAACAGCTTGGAGGATTTGTTCACCACTGCCTACGTCCAGAACGTGAACAACAAGCCGAGCATCACGCTCAAGAATCTTTCGATCCCGCCCGTCGGCACGGTAGGTCAAATCACGGTCGCCCCAGATATCCAATCGCTTTATGGGCTCCCAGCATTTTTTGCCCAGCCAGCCATCGGAAGCAATATCACGTTCACGACTACCGCGGACCCGGTGGGCAGCGTGGGCGACATCATCAAGTTCTACGGCACGATGACGCTCTCCGCTCTGGCGATCACGTACGACAGTGTCAACGGGCAGTGGGTAGCGAATGTGACCTTGGTGAACAACCACAGCAACCTCCTTCCCGCAGGTCAAACGATCACAGGCCTCGCGGTGTTCGGTGATCCTCATGGGGTGCCAGTGATAGGACAACTGACCAACATTGCCACGTGGGGCATGAAGCCGTTCGTGGCGCCCAACGGAGGTGGCTCGGTCAACACTATCTTCACCAACCCCATCGACGTGCGCGTGCAACCAGGGTCCTACATTCTTCAGGACGCGAACCACTCCTATCTGTTCACGGTGCCCAACCTCGACCAGGTCATAAATTACAACAGCGGCACCAACACCCTGAGCAACGATATCGGATTTCACGGGGGCATCCTGCGGGACGCAGCGGGCAATGCAGTCACCAGCATCTGTGGCAAGCCGATGGCGAACATGGCCACGATGGGTGGAACCACGATCACTCCAACAGCGCTCCTCCGCATGGATTGCACGCCGGTTCCAAATTGGGTGCTCAGTCCTTTCGTGGTGGCTGCCTTGGGCAACTCGCACATGATGATGACCCAGCCCGCGCAGGTCCCTCCCGGCCTCTTTCCTGATGGCAATATCGCCGTGGGTTCTTCCATCAACATCTTTTGGGCCGCAGCCATCGTCACCAGCATCAAGCACGCGACACCGTTCAATTTTGGAGATGGATTAAAAAAGCCCTTCTTTGCTCAAGGAAATGAGTTCGCAATTATCCAGGCGGGCGATTACACAACTTTGCCGCTCTTCTGGGATGGTTCTGTCCTTCGCCAGTCCATCGGCATAAACGATAACGCCGTGGCTCCCGGCACTCCAGGGGTCAACGAGCTGCCTCCCGGAGGTCCTATGGACTTTTACATGGGGCGGCTTTGGTACTCGGTGGGGCTCAACTTTCAGGCTGGCGACATCACTGGCGGACCATCAGGCACCGCGACCTACAACTTCCGAGACGCCATCCTGAACGTCACCGAGAACCCTCTGGTTTTGGGAGGTGATGGTTTTTCCACGCCGGCCAACGAGGGGCTCATCACCGCCCTGAAGCACAACGCCAATCAGGATAACGCTCTGGGTCAGGGTGTGCTCTTCGCCTTCACGCCGCGCGGCGCTCACGGCCTGACGGTGCCGGTGACTCGCCTGGATTGGATTGGGGCCGACCGGTCGAACCAGCCGAAGATGGTTCCGGTGCAGTTGGCCATGGGGACGCTATCGGATCGCTCGGTGGTGCAGGTCAACGGCGACCTTTTTTATCAGGACCCACTCGGCAATGTCCGCACGCTGTTGACGGCGGTGCGCTATTTTGGGCAGTGGGGCAACCTGCCGATCAGTTCCAACATCAACCGCCTTCTCCAGTTCAACGACAAAACCCTGCTCAGCTGGGGATGTGGAATCTACTTCAACAACCGGATGTTGCAGTCCGCTCTCCCCCTCCTCACCCCTCAGGGCGTAGTGCATCAGGCGTTGTCGGCCATGGACCTTGAGCCCATCAGCAATTTCAACGCACAGTCAGCGCCGATCTGGGAGGGGATGCTCGAAGGTTTGGATATCCTCCAGACCTTCTCTGGAATTTTCAACGGCAAGGAACGCGCGTTCGCGGTGGTGGTGTCGCGCACCGACTTCACCCTGCAACTGTGGGAGCTGACCGCTGACAACCGGTTCGACAACGACAACACCCGCATCCAGATGCAGGTGGAGTTTCCGGCGCTCACGTGGGGCAATGAGTTTGCCATGAAACAGCAGATCGCCGGAGAAATCTGGATCGACCGCCTGTATGGCGAGGTGGTGTTCCTGCTGGAGTATCGTCCAGATGGCGAGTCGTGTTGGAAGAAATGGCACGAGTGGAAGGTGTGCTCGCCGCGCAACAGCTGTGAAAACACCGCGATCAATCCCTGCACTGGACTGGCCCAGGTGCAGTGTTATCCACTGGTCCCGTATGGCGAGAGCTATCGTCAGACCATGACGCTGCCGACCCCTCCGGAATCCTGCTCCTCAGGCAGTGGCCGGCCCTCCTACATCAACTACCAGTGTCAACCGCGGTTGACAGTCAAAGGTTTTTGCCGTATCCGGGGATTGTTGCTGCACGCGATTCCGAAGGGCAAGGCACTCTACGAAGGAAAGATTTGTTGATATGGATGCTCCATTCCCTTGCGATAAAACGCCCAGCACGTGTGAGACGAACCCGAACCCGCTGACGGCCTTCTCATCGGAAGCGGACGACTCCACCACGTTCATTGGGATCGCATGGCAGAATAAACTTCCAGCGCTCAACAAACCATTTACCGTCTATCCGTGTGAGGCGATTGTGGAGTCACAGGTTTCCCAGGCGGACGCCGATCGGATCGCCGACAACCAGACCGTGATCTGCGCCAGCCCGTGCGACCCGATATTTTCCAACTCCGTTCAGACCGCTTCAGGCGTCTGTGCCAATGGCAGCATCTACTCAGTCACAATTCCAGCAGGCATTTTCGTGGCTGACAATCAGGTGTTGGCCGACCGAAAGGCTTTCACTGCTGCTGCGGCTGCTCTTCGTGGCCGGTCGATTTGCATGGGAACCCTGGTGCCCACCGCCACCCTCTGCCGCGGGGACTTTTATTTCGGAACTATTGCCATCCTGTCCACTGATACCCCAGTCACGGTTGATTTGATTGCTGGAGATTTGCCACCGGGAATCTCCATGACCATCCAGTCCGATCGGATTGTGTTGCAGGGGACGGCAACGACTTTTGGCACCCATCAATTCACCCTTCGCGCCACGAGCGCCGCCGGTCTGGTGACGCAGCAGAATTACTTAGCCTCTGTAACCGGCATTGTTACAGACTCGGCGTTGCCGGATGCCTTCTTTGGCACGCCATACTCAGTGACGCTGACCGCTTTCAATCCGAACAATGCCGCCGAGGTGTGGTCGATCACTTCCGGCACGCTTCCCTCGGGACTCTCGCTCGACTCAGCCACGGGCATTATCAGCGGCACGCCCTCCAGTGGCGGCGGCTTGCTGCACCTCACCATCGAGTGCTCGATCAATGGCGGCAACTGTTCCAAGGCTTTCACCATGAACGCTCAGATCATCAACTGGAGTCAGTTGGTGTGGACCAACGTGCTCGCGACTCCCGGGAGTGGGCCGAGCCCGGTTGCGATAGGAGTTTTCTCTGGTGCGAACTTTAACGTGGCAGCCAAAGGAACTGGTGGGCCTCCATCGAAAGTGGAAGCCCTGGGCACGCTCACCTTCACTGGACCGGCAGTGAACTGCAAAGTGACTGTCACCGTCACTGCTGCGGCCATCAATGGAGGGTTCTCGGTGGTGCAGGACGGAGTGCATCGGCTGGATGTGGTTCCCGCCAATCTTCCCGCGCCTGGCGTGTATGTGCTACCATTCTCCCTCATCGCTGGCGTGAACTCCGTGGTCCTATTGACAGGCCGTCTGGACGTGGGTGATCCTGCCCGGCTGTGGGCTTATGGCACCACTGGCGTTCTGGAAGCCTTCAGTGGTACGTTCTCCAACGCATGAAATCTCTTTCCAAACCACGATTCGGAGAGTAAAAGACTTTATGCGTCTTCGACTATATGATTGCCGGGTCAGCCGCCTTCCCAAGGTCATCGTCAAATGCCAGGACGACATCCCCGAGATCGCCCGATTCGTGAACACTGCCCAGCAACGGTTGCTCTATGCGCCGGAGGCTGGGGATGAGAGCTGGTTTGGAACCTGGTCCGAAGTACGATTGAACGTTTCCCGCGCGGCGCCCTACATCACGCTGCCACGCGAGATTGCCCGCATTGAATCTGTCACCATCTGCGACTGGCCAGTCCCGGTGTTCAATCAGTTCTACGAGTATATGCAGTTCGGTAATGGCCGGATGCAGCACCGCCGGCACAATAATAAGTCGCACATTCGAGCTGCCTACACCCGCAATAACGAGCCGCTCTTCACTGACGTTCATGGTGGGGCTCAACTCATTTCATTGTTTGCTTCCGATGCTGCTGACGTGACCGGTAACAAGCGGGTGCTGGTTCAGGGCTTTGACCAGAACAACCAGCCGATCTACACGAACGATGGAGGCAATACTATCGTGGGTGAGTTCGTCATCTTGAAGGCGCCCTTCGCCACCACGCTGAATCAGTTCGTGCGGATCACCGGCATCCAGAAGGATGTCACTTCTGGCCCAGTGCAGATTTTCCAGATGAGTCCCGCGAGCGGCGCTCTGGTTCTCCTATCCACGCTGGAACCCGGTGAGCAGACGACCAGCTACCGACGATACTTTTTTGATTGCCTGCCCTGCGGATGTTGTCCGGTTCCCAATGGTCCTATTCCCGACGCCAGCTGTCTGCCGCCTCAGGTCACCGCCATCGCCAAGCTGGAATTGATCCCGGTGGTCAATGATACCGACTGGCTCTTGTTCCAGAACCTTGAGGCGATCATCGAAGAGTGCGCGGCGGTTCGGTTCTCGGAGATGGATAATGCCAGCTCCCAGCAGCAAGCGGAGATTCACCACAAGCGGGCAGTGCGGTTGCTCAACGGCGAGTTGGGACACTATCTGGGCGTCAATACACCAGGAGTCCAGGTGAACGTGTTCGGCTCGGCAAAACTTGAACGCCAAGCGATTGGCACAATGCAATAACGTTATGGCTTTTGGCTCAGGCAAATTTCAAACAGGTGGCGGCGGTGCGACATCGCTCGCACCCGGACCAGTCAATATGTATAACCCGGCGTACGGCGGGATACCAACCGTTCCGAACCCGACCACGACCGCATCGTCAGCCAACGCTGGGAACGCTGGCAATCTGCCGGGATTTGAGAGCACCGCTACCGCCCTGAACCCGTTCAATCAGGAACAACTTCTCGGCCAGTACAACATGGCCATTCCGAACTATGCCGCGCTTACGCAAACCGCCAGTGGTAACGCGATGCAGCAACTCAATGGTCAGGTGCCGGACGATGTTATCAGTCAGCTGCTCACTGGAGCGGCAGAGCGCGGAATCACTGGTGGCATGCCCGGCAGCCCCAATTCCAATGCTGCTTATTTGCGGGCGCTCGGTTTAACGTCCATCGGTCAGGAGCAAACTGGAATGTCGAATCTTCACCAGCTGTCCGCTGATGCGCCGATCGCCAAGCCATTCGACCCGGCCAGCATGTTCGTGACTCCCGAGCAGCAACAGGAAGCCCAGATGGCCGCCAACCTTTACGCCTCTGCTCCATCCCCCAAGGATGCCGCTGATGCCGCCAAATCAGCCGCCACAGTGGGCTATGGAAATCCCAATCTCCCGTGGTGGGCGCGCGCTCAGGGCATGCCGACTACCTTGGGACCGGGATCGTATTTGCAGGGGACCACCTGGCATACTCCAGCAGGAGCGGGAGGCTGATATATGGCGAATTATCCAATCCCGCCGTGGCTCAATCCTTCCGCCGCCCAAGGTTACGGGGCGCTCGCGGGCGAGGCATCGCGGGCTGAACTCAGCGCGGAAATCCAGCGCGAGAAGATGTCGCAGGAAGCGGCGCAGTCGTCCATTGAGATGCAGCAACGCTCTCAGGAAATTGCTGCCGCCAACGAGGCGAAGAAACAACAGCTCGATTATGAGCATCAGATGGAGCAGCAGAAGAACGCCATCGAGCAGCAATACCGTCAGCAGCAGATCGGGTTACAAACTCAGGACCTTGATCTGGCCAAGAAGCAATTCCAAGCGAAGACTGAGGAAGCATCGAAGAAGTTCACCGCGAACCAGGCGTTTCAGAAAGCCGTGCTTCCCAAAGAGCAGGGTGGTGAGGGACTCACACCCACGCAGGCCGCGCTCAAGTATATGTCGCCCTACATGACCGGCACTGAGCTGGGCCGGCTGGCGGCGCTGCCGGGGGATTTCAAACCCGGCAACACGTTCGCCATTCCGAACTCCCCTGAATCTCTGGTGCAGGTCAGTCCAACCCGATGGGAAAAATATGCGACGATTCCTCAGACGCTTACCAATGCTCCGACTGCCTTACCCGTATCAGACCCGGAAGGCAACGACGTGGGGCACGTCATTCAAATCCCAGGTCAAAAGCCCATCTTCAGGGGGAAGACGGGTTCTGGAGATGACATTGAAACCATCCTGAAGAAGCGCCAGCAGGAGAAGAACAAGTCAACCGCGGTTGACACCAAGAAGCAGCGTAAGGCTGAGGGTGGTTACAAGATTGGGGTTGTTTACAAGGGCGGACTGAAGTATTTGGGAGGCGACCCGAACGACGAGTCCAGTTGGGAAAAGGTAAAATGATATGGCATTCTTGCCACCGGCAGTTGATGAGGTTGATGAGTCACAGCCGAAGTTCACCCCTCCGGCTGTCGATGAAGTTGATCTCTCGCAGGTCCAGCTGAGTCCCTACGATCGCTACAAGATTGCCGTCAGTCAGGGCGCCACACCGGAAAACTTCTCGGAAATCCCCGGACTTCCTCCGTCGCAAAACCCTGATTATGACATCGTGCGGCAGGGTGGCGCAGTTCCGGGCGTGTCGGGAGCACTGAAGTTCGTCAGCGAAAAGGTGATCGAGCCGGCGGCTGCCCAGCTTTTCACTGCATTGAAGCGGGCTGGCGCAGCAGATGTTCCAGTCACCGAAGATCAGAAAGGCAAGGGCGCGGAAGGCATGGACCTGAAGGCTGTCGAGCCAGGCGTCCCCATGCTGAGTCTACCGCGGTTGACACCTGAAGAGATGCAGGGTGCCACTCCCACAGAGAGAGCGGTAGCTGGTATTGGCGAGGGATTGGCCCAAACCATCGAAGGATTTACCACGCCCGGTGGAGTGGCCACACTGCCATTTGCTGAGTTCAAACCCGTGCAGGCGTATTACGGTGCCCAGATGGGCATGGCGATCCCGGACTCCCTGAAGGCCATCAGCGAGGCCAAGACTCCGGATGAGATCGCCAAAGCCTACACGTCGCTTACTGCCAACATTGGGATGGGCTCCCTGCTCGCTCATTCCGCATTCAAAGAATCAGCTCCACGCGCCAAAGTGCCGGGTCCGGAAGGCGCTCCACCGCCAGAAGTGCGTGCGGCGATCGGTCAGAATGATCTGTTGCAGCAACAAGCGGTGGCGGCCAATGCCCCACAGCCTCAAGTTTCACTGAGTCCTGAGCACTCCAAATTGCTCGAGCCCCACATGGGCGAGGAAGGTAAGTCGGTGTTTGGGAAACTGCCGGATGGCCGAATTATGATGGCCGACCACGAGAACGGGCAGATCATCGTGGACCCCCAGGAGTTCGCCAAGTTCGTGGACAACGACCTGAAGGGAATGTCGCCAAAGGAAAAGGCCGCGGCGGTGAAGTCGAAGTTCGATCACGAGGACATCCACCTCAAGACCGACCCAGAGGATGCCGAGCCATTCTGGAACTCGATGTCTCCGTTCGAGCAGAGCATTCTGAAGCGCCAGTATCTGAAGGGTCACAACCCGGACAATTTCACACCTGCACAGTTGGGATTTGAGGCAATCCGCAATCGCATGGAGCGAGCGATGGGGATGACGCGCGACGATTTCGTCGGCATGGCTCTGCATGAACGCTGGACCGCTCAGGCACTGGATCATCTTTCCAACATCGTCAGCAAAATCCGGGGATTGAAGGACTCGGAGTTGAGTGCCCACCAGAAGTCCATCCTCGACAAAGTGCGCGACAATATCGAAGCCGCGAAGGATGCGATCGGTGCCACTGTTGGAGCCGGTGCTGGCAACCAGCCGTTCTCGGTGCGGAAGGAAGATGAGCCCGCCGAAGGCATGGTCCGGCTTTATCGTGGCCATGACGGTGGTGAGGGGGGTGCCTACTGGAGCAGTGACAAGACCTACGCTTCCCGCATGGGGCCGAAGATGGAGTTCGTTGACATTCCCGCCGACCGGCTGGGCGATCATGCGGTGCGATCAGTGGAAGGCAGCGGCACGCCGAACGCATTCAAATTGCCTCCTGACCTTACCAAGGGTGCGAAGCCCTTGGAGAGTGGAGGTGTGCCCACCCACAACATCGATGATTTGGAATCCCCGCTTCCTCCTACCGCCCCTGGTGAGCGCGTTGTTCTCGTCCGCCGACCTGATGGCTCCATCTACCGCGCGGCCTATGCTGGCAAGCAGTACGATGTGAGCGCTGGTGGCAAGGCGATGATTGAGAAGTACGGTGGGTCCAAGATTGATTCGATTGGGACCGTCGACAAGAACGGAAAGTGGACACACGGCATGCTCCCAAAGGGGGACAAGATCATCAAAGGTTTCAGCCCGTATGCTGCTGTCGAACGGTCTGGTGAACCGGAAGGTCCGGCAGCTCTGCGGAAGAAAGGCAAAGCTGGAGAGCAGGAAGAATTTTTCGCGGCGGTTACTAAGAAGGGCGTGCCCGGTGGTGAAGATGTGCAGGCCGCAAGCGCCGCACAACTGGGGGCAAAAGAGACGCCACCAGAACAGAAGGTGTTCGCGCAGGATATTTGGTTTCAGGATTTGCCTCAGAGCGAAGATGCTCAACTACCCTACCGCGCGATCACGCCCAGCGAAGCGAAGAACCCGGCTGAACTGAAGAAGATTCTCACGTCAGAGGCTCGCGTGGGCGGCAGTTCCCTGCCGGTTTCCATGACGCGCCGGCTGACCGCGCTCTTCGACAAGCGGGATGGCACCGTCCATTTGGTTTCGACCTACCCCGGTGATGGTACCGTTCGCATGGTGGACCCTGCTCTGGCCGGCAAGGAACGTCCCAGCCGACCAATCGAAGAGATCACTCCGAATTACGAGCCGTTTTATTCGATCCTGCTGCGTGAGCCAAAACAGAACTTCCACCAGAAGTTCAACTCGATGGCTGACTTTCAGGAGATGTTCCACAAAGAGGCGGCTGACCTCGCCCGTGAACATGGCACCGGTTATAGCGACATTCCGCAAGGTGGTGATGTAGCCTCACTGGATGCGCCAGGAGTTCGTGAGGCGGATGTGCCCCAGAAGGGTATGCGTCTCGCCACGCCGTTCTCGTTCCCGGGTGAGAAGTATGACCTGCCCCGGCCCACTGAGGCAGAGCTGAAGGACTTTCACAATTTCTTTGGTGACACGCCGCCCTCCGATGCTCTGCAATGGGCACGCCGGATTGAACGCACTGCCGCCACCGCCAGCCGATCGATGGTGAGCGGACTGCGGAAGCTCATGCGGATTGTCCGGGCACAGAACCGGGGAATGAGCGAAGGTGAAGCGCTGGGCCAGGTGCTCGATCAACTCTATGAAAACTACAACCAAAGCGACACCCGCAGCGACTTCGTACAAAGGACCATGGCACAAAGCCGTCCCAGCACTGCTGAAGCGGATGCAGCATCTCGACGCATCCTCCTCGCTCAAGCCGAGCGCGAGAAGCGCAGTGGCGCCCGCGACCTCAGCACCATCCGGGACCGTCCGCCTACCGAAGTCGCTGGAGCCAAGCCGGGAATAGCTCCCGAACCCACCGCCGCCATCGCCAAGCAGCCGGTGGAGATGCTGTCAAACGAAGACCGCGCCAAACTGGAAGCGGAAATCGAGAAAGAGCACAACATCATCACTGAGAGTCGGTCGAAGCAGTTGATGCAAAGCATCGTGGATAGCCCCACACCAAAGGAGCGTTATCGTGTATCCGGAAGTAATAAGCCAATCGAAGGTGCCAGAGTGGAAAGGGAGCCAAACGAAGGGTCTGATGCTTTGGCGGAAGACGAGGCCGCAAGACAGGAAGCTGCGGACAAAGAGGTTTCCGACTACATCAACCGTGAGCTTTTCCCAGAGCGTGACGTAGAATCGGAATCGCCGTCTAAGCCCGCTGGTGAGTCACTGAAGGCGGAGAAAAAGGTCGTGGCCAAAGGTGAGGGCAACAAAGGCCAGCTGGACCTGTTCAAGAAGCATGGCGGCCCGGCAGCCCTGCGCCGAGTTGAGGAATTGAAAGAGGACACGGCGGATGCAGTGAGCGCGCTCACGGCCTACGTGAAACGCAAAGCCTCCGAGCAGCAGCTGTCTGCCACCCGGGATGCGGTCGACACCCAATACTCGGTCGCTGGCGATAAGGCGGACAAAGCCATCCGGTTCGTGACTGCCGACAAGAAGATGCCCAATGGCAACAAGGAAGTTCTGAAGGCCGCGCCCACAGTGGTTCAGGCTGGGGCTTACACCATCGATTATCCGGTGCCGGATGAGATGAAGCCGGTCGTGCTGGAGAAGATGAAGCAGGACCCGATCTACCGGAACATCGAGGGACTGTTCTCTTCAGCCGATCCCATCGACAAAGCCCGTGGCGGTCAGATGCTTGCCAAGCTGAAGCGTGAAACTGTCCTGCAAATGGTGGATGACGGTGAGATCGACTGGCACACCGGCACCATCAAATACAACAAGAAGGCTTTCGATCAGCTGGAGCGATTTGGCCGGCAACTCGACACGGCAGAACAGAAGTCCAAGAACATCATCGAGTCCAAGGGTGGTGGCATGCAGGGTATGCTCGACCGCCGCGCCGCCCGCGCCCGACTCAAGGCTGTGGGCGACATGCGCGAGCAGCTGAAGTATGCCGAGGAGCACTGGAACGAGCCCGAGCTGCAAGACACTGCGGCGAAGATGGTCGTGGAGATGGAGGCCCAACACCGCACCGAACGCGACATGGGCATGCGAGTGAAGCGGGCTGAGAACTACCTTCCCGGTCGTTACGACGAGCAGTGGTTTGACGGTGACCGGATCAATTTCATGGAAGGACCGCGCATCCTGGGACGCAACTTCCGCAAGCCGGCCACGTTCAGCAACTACTACGAGGCCATCGCTGCCGGGAACTACCTGCCATTCAACATGGATGGTGCGGCGCTGGTGGCTCACCGTGTGCGTCAAGGCATGCGACAGATTGAAACCCGCCTCTGGGAGAAGAGTCTGAAGACTTTGAAGGACCCGCACAGTGACAAGCCGATGGTGGTTGAGCCCGTGCGCCGTCCGGATGGCAGCTACACCGGCCCATCGCCCGAGTATGATCTGGTGGACTTCGGCAACAAATACATGGCCGTTCACAAGGGATCGGTGGACATCATCAAAGCCCTGGTGGGCAGCAGCATCATCCGTGACGTTCCCGCCACGCGCCGCGCGATGCAGTTCAGCCAGAAGCTGAAGCACACCATCCTGTTCCTCGACACCTTCCACCTTGGACGGCTCAAAGCATACGACTGGTCCATCAACGGCATCGGCAAAGGCGGCTACAAAGGTGGCCTGAGCATCCTCGAGTATCGTCCGGAGGACATTCCTGGCGCGGTCGCCAAGGGACTGGTCCGTCCGGAAGATGCGGAGTGGGCCAACACACTAATCGACGTGAACCTGCCAGCGGGCAAGACGCAGATCACCCGTCGCCAGATCGCGGATATGTTCCTAAAGCGCGGCCTGAACGCTGGCCGAATCGCTGACGCTATCTACAAAGTGGAGAGCGGTCCCATTGGAAAGTACAACAAGTGGCTCTTCGACAAGTTCACCCGTGGGCTGATGCTGGAAACTGCCGTGAAGGAGTTTGAGCGGATGAACCGCGAGAACCCAAAGGTGGATTATCGGAGGCTGGTGGACGATGTCGCCCGCGACACCAACAACTACATGGGCAGCATTGGCCGTCAGGGCTGGATTAAGAACCAGACCTTTCAGGATATCTTTCGCATGTTCGGGCTGGCGCCGCAGTGGGTGGAAGGGCTCATCAAGAAGGAGTCAGCGCTGCCGGGCCGTTTGACCGGGCTCTCGTATCTTGCCGGACGACGCGACGTGCCGCTGCTGGGCACCGCTGGCCGTGGCATTGCCCGCGGACTCGCCGCCATGTTCGTGGTGACTCAGGCGATCAATCTCATCACGCGACGCAAGCCCACATGGCAGAACGAGGAAGAGGGACACAAGTGGGACGCCTGGATTCCCGACGTGACCGGCAAGAGTGGAGGATTCTTCATGAGCCCGCTGTCGCTCTTCAACGAGGTGACGCACGATGTGATTCGACTGAGTGGGAACAAGCCCACCGTTTACGACGCGGTCCACCAGATCGGTGAGAACAAGCTGGGTCCCTACGGTCGGGCAGCGATGATCTTTGCCACCGGAGAGACGCCCGACCACCGCAAGATCACCAGCACCGGCGGCATGGCGAAGGAAATGGGGAAGGCAATGGTTCCGGTTCCGATTTCGTTGGGCAAGGTGGGACAGGCGGGATTGGCAGCGATGGGTATTGGCCAGCCGCCGGCACCAGGAACCGTGCAGCGTCAGGCGATGGCGTCGCTGGGCGTGAAGACGGAGCCCGCGCCGACCGCGAACAACCAGATTTTCAAGAAGGCAGACGAGTTTGTGAAGACCAACGGGCTCAACAAGAGCACGGGTTGGCAACAGATTCAGACCGACGAACTGGGATATAACGACCTGCGCCGCGCGGCGATGTCAGAAGACAAGAAGGGATTTCAGCAGGCACTGGAGAAGTTGCGGCAGACCCGGACGGACAACCAGATTTACAAAGCCATGCAGCTCTGGAATGCCCGCCCGTTCACCGGGAGCAAGGTCGCTGAGAAGTACTTCCTGTCGGATTTGACCGACAAGGAGTTGGACCTGTACTCCCGGGCACGGGTGGAACGGCAGCAGACGTTCAGTAATTTTCAAACGTTGCTGATCGATGAGTTGACGAAGCAGTCACCTGCGCCGTCGAAGTAGCCGGTCGAGCACGAGCCCGACGACTACCGAGATAAGGATTAAGAGTGGGACAAAGTCCGGCACTCGTATCATTTGTTCTCCTTTGGTTGAGTCCACACCGTTTGTTCAATCATCGAGTCGATGGTGGACTTATCACCGAACTTGATAAATTCTCGAAGGTCCTTCGTGGGCAGCAGCATCACGCAGCTTGGAACCGGCAGCCACTTCTGCAAGTCAGTCGCTCCTTTGATTCCAGGAGTGTCGTTGTCGGCAGCGATGACCACCTCACGGATGATCTTCTGTTTGCGAACGTGGTCGACAATGTGAGTCACTCCACCTGAGCAGGACGGACGACCAACAGTGTAGATGCCCAGTGTCAGTCCGGCAGCGCAATCAGTCGGCCCTTCCACCACGAGCATTCGTTTTTGAGGAGTTACCTTCGGCACGAAGATTCCCGCCTGAGAGCCTGTCACCGCCCACTTCTGGGCAGCGAGGTTGCGGAGCCGGATGCCGATGTAATTGCCGTAGCCATCTTTCATAGGGAACGCCCACGTGCTCACATAGCCTCCAGCCACCTGGCACTCCATCTCTTCCAGTGAGCGGATGGTTACGCCCAAGTTGTCAGCCAGCATGGCGAGTTTGTCGTTCGGGTAAGCACGCTTCCAATCCCAAAGCACTTTGCGGGCATTGATGGCCGGTGGTTTTTCCCGTGGTGTTGGTTCGTATTTGGGTTTCCGGTCGCCGTTTGGATAGTCGTGAAGGTATCCGACTTCTCCACCTTTGAAGTTCTTGGGCTTTGATGATGTCTGCCGCATGCATATGACGACGCTGCGTCCCAGCAAACACCAGGTGTCGTGATCGCAGATGGGGCATTTATGGGCGCGATCCACCCGTTGCATTTCGCTCATTCGGGTGCCTCCACGCTGTTGTCCGGCAGGAACCCGGGGATCACATCGGTTTGGAACTCTGAGAGTTTGTGCTTCCACATTGGGAGCACTTTCTCCTCCAGTCGTTTGATCTGTTTTCCGATCCTTTGGGCGCGTGCGTATTTGGCGTCTGCCTCTACCCTGAACGACGCACCGCTGGTGCATTCAGGGTTCGCCATCATGCGCCGCAGCTCTTTGCAGTCGTGCAGCAGCTGTGCGGCCTGAGTGTGCTTTTTGTCCCGCTTGCTGGTGAACTTGTCGATCTGCGCGATGATCTGTTCTTTGCTCGTGAACCGAGCCTTTGGTCCTTTTGGTTTGCTCATAGGTTAGAATAATTCGTCCGCAATTTTTGATGGTTCTGGTGGCCGTTTCCAGCCGTTGTTACGAAGGTTGTCGATGAGTCGCTTGGCTTCCTTTTGCGGAAGTTCGGCTGCGTTCTCGTATCCTGCTCGCCTTAACACAGCGACCTGAGGTGGAGTGGCCTTCCGGTCATTGAGCCGCTTGCACAGTTCGATGAACAGTTGCTTGGCCTGAGTGTAGGGATACCGTGACGCCTGGATTCCAAAGCGGGACATGAGCGCCACTTGTTTCTCGGAGAGCTTCTTCCCGGCGTCGAGTGATCTGGGTGCGGTTGGCTTCAAGTCCAGCGCGTCGAAGGGGTCGATGTCGACCTTGGTGAAGTGAGAGCGGGCGACCAGCTTGATGCGCCGCTCTTCCGCCAGTTTCTTGGCTCGCTCCATATTCTTGCGAACCTCTTCCTCGGAGTGCTCCAGCACGTCCATGACGTTCATGGGATCGGTCGTCTTGAGCATCTTCTTCTTGGCCTTCTCGATGCCTTTGGAGCTGATTTTGCCACCGAGAATATCGGCAGCAGTGATGAGTTTGTGGGTGCCCGCATTGCCCACGAAGTCGAGAATGATGCAGCGCGGCTTCTCCGAGCTGGCGATGAGCTGGCAGCGCTCCTCAGCGGTCGCGCAGTCGTTGAGTTTGTGGGCCACGCTGTCTGCCGGCCTGAGCCCACGTCCACCGAACTGAGTGTAGAGGCTGCGGCTCTTGGTCGCGCGTCCCATGACCAGAACCTCCACTGCCGGGTTGTCGAAGCCCTCGCCACAGATGCCGACGTTGACGAGGATTTGGAGTTTGCCGGTCTTGAAGTCGCCGAGAATGATCTTCCGCTCTTCGCGGGAAACCTTATCCCAGATGGCGCAGGCCATTCCAGATCGCACCCGGTTGAGCACCTCGGCGAATCGCTGCGCCTGTTTGATGCTGGAGCAGAACACGAGCGTTCTCTTGGGGCGTCCTTTCTTGCCCAGAACATTTCCCCATTCTTCGACCGGTGCGTAGTCCAGCCTCCGGTCGGGGAGATTCCATGCTGCCTCAATCGTGGGCTGGATCATCCTCTGAACCGTCTCCTCCTCTTCCAGGACTGCCGACAGCTGTCCGAGGTTGAGGTCGCCAGCGGTGGTTTTGATGTGGGAATAATCGAGTCCTTGAACCGGGACGTATTGCTGGTAGATCGGAACAAGCCAGCCCTCATTGATGCCGGCCAGAATGTCCATCTTGTAAGCCGTCGTCTGGAACAACTGGCCGAGCGACTCTTTGTCAAACCGATCAGCGGTGGCGGTGAACCCGACAATCTTGAGTCGAGGATTCTGCTGAAAGTAGCGGACCACTTTGAGGTAAGCGGGAGCCACCCAGTGATGTGCTTCATCGAGAAACAGATAATCAAAATCAGTAGGTCGAAACAGAGCCATGCGGCCAGCTCCAGAGTTTCCCGAGTACTGAGTTTGCACCGTTCCGATGACGACCTGTTCCTTGGAGAAGAAGCCATAGTCAGCCTTCAGCTCTGCCATCTCGATGCCGCATTTGACTTTCGCAATGCGCTCTATCGTATCCCGCGCCTGATAAATAAGCGTGTCCCGGTGTGCCAGGAATAAACTTCGGGCTGGCTGGATGCGTCGGATAAATTCGCTGGCAATGGTGGTTTTTCCAAGACCAGTCGCAAGAACCCCGAGCGTCGCCGTGGTGCCTCGCTCGAACTCGGTGGCGAAGGCGGTGACGCATTCATCTTGGTATGCACGGATCATCCTTCTCCTTTCATTATTGCGATTGCGGAGGGGAGTAGGGCGTCTTCATGGATTTCAGGGATATGTCGGTTGCTTCTGCAATTATACATATTGTTTTTGCATGTGCAGTTGACGCACCTTGCGTGCCTCCCTAGATGTGGAGGAGCTATTCTGTTTAATTCCTCCAACGTCATCGTTTTAATTTTCACAATTTACCTTTTGCGAAAGGACTTTGTTTGCTTTTTCAATTGAATGTTGATGTGTTGATACCTTCACGTCTTCACACAATTCGACTGCAAATTTTGTTAATCCGCTCAACGCCTCCAACGCTTGCTTGTAGTCGGATTTGAGGGTGGAGAGTTGTTTAGCGTAAATCATCTTAATCTGCTCAAGATTCACGTCTCCGTTGTCAACCTGGGATAAAAGAATAGTCTTGTCTTCCTTCAACTCATCCCTCTCTTTCGTCACTGCTTCGAGTTGTTTGGCGGCGAGATATAAAGGCTTAATGTTTTCAATCGACCAATGCACTGCGCCCACCCGCTCCAAGGATTCATAAGCCTCAATCGCCTTCTGCAATTCGGTTGGTTCGTTGGTCACTCCAGCCGCCCGGTCGATGTCCTTGTGGGCATCTGCAACCCACTTGTTGAGATCGTCTTGCTTGCTCATTTCTTTCCTTTCTTCTTTTCGAGCATAGCTTCGACAGCGCGCTCTCGAATCTCTTTGGTCTTATCCGGCACTTTGTGCTTCCAGTAGAACTCGCTAATCATGCCGCGACCGTTGCACGTGTCGCACGGTGACAGCACCCGGCCTTGGCAGGTCGGGCACACGGCGTAAGGCATTGCCACCTTGAGGCCGCTGTAACTGCTGGTGAGGTCCGCGATGAGTGTGGACATATTGATCTCCGCATACAGCAGGTCCTTCCCGCCGTCGGAGCCGACGATGACGCTCTTGATGCGTGTGAGTGCGGTGAGCATGGTCTGCACTTCCTCTGCCCGCAGCCACGTGGTCATGGCTGGGGCAGGTTGAGGGATGGGAAACCCAGTCCGGTCGTAAACCGGAGGTGGGCCGTCCGGCATCGTCTTGGCGAGTGCGGCGGCATGCTCCTTAACTGCCTTGGCCACAGCGGGTCCCGTGACCTTTCCGTTCTCGCCCTTGGCATGCTGGATGATGGATTCCCTGGCTTCCGCAGGCGCCCTTCCCAACTCCCGCGCTGCCCGCTCACTGTCAACCGCGGTTGACACTTCGGCAGGCAGCTGCTGGACGACGACGGCAGCACCGATCAACTGGTAAGCCCGTTGCCGGGTAACTCCCCAGTTGTCGATGCAGAACGCCTGGAATGAGTCGGCCTCCTCCTTCCACAGCTCCCGATCCCGGATTTCTTGAAGCGCCTGTCCGGCTTCGAGTGTGGCGTTGAGGTTGCGACTGACGATCTGTTTTAACTGGGCGAGGGTTCTGGTGGTAACTATCTGTCCTATGGTACTCATGGTTTTTGATTCAAGTATGAAACACTGGTTAGGTCAATCCTTTTCAGACATAACATTTATCCGGCATCGGAAAGTCTGCCTTTCGATACTTCCAAAGATGCAGGACGTTGGGGTGGATGTTGACGTGCTCGGATTTCGCGGGGTGGAACTGGATGACAGCTTCGTCGTCATTCCAGAACAACTCCTTGAGCCAGCACATCTCCATCCAGTTGGGCACGCGCTCGTAAATACGGCCCTTTTCGTTCATGCTGCGAGCCCGCACGGACACGTGCTCCCAGTCGACCATTGTCCCGTCCGGTTCGCTGCCGTCGCTGACAATGGCGAGGAAGTGGACCTTGGGATTGTTGGCGAACGGAATCTCAAAGACGCCGTTCATGCCGTCCTCCGTAGTGGTCCACAGAAGCTCCGGGATTCCTCCAGGAGCGCTTTTCCCACGACGATATTTTTCGATGTGATCTGGTGTTCTCATTTAATTTGATTTGGTTCCGACGATTTCGTGACAGTTGATGCAGTGGCCGTTGACGATCATGAAGTGACTGCACGGCCCAACCTGTGGTTCAGGTTCTGCTGCGAGGGCGTAAGCGATTGTCATTAGGTCGTAGGCTTTATTGCCCACATCTCCCAACGTTCCACTCCGTCGCGCGGCCAACAGTTTGGTCCACGCGTCGTTATAACGATCTCTGGACGTTTGCTCTTGAGGTCCGGGACAGTCATCTTTATCTACATAGACACTGCCACAAGTCGAACAAATGGGTTCGATTGATGTTTGAATTACGGTATGCTTCATTGCTGTCCTTTCTTCCAATCGTTGAATTGTTCGCAGACACCACTGCACGGGCAGTACGACTCACAACGCGGCCTCTCCGCTGGCCTCACCTCAATCTCAAATTGAGATGGCTTCGCTTGAGACGCTATCCACTGTCCGATGGCGAACTTGGTGTCCTCAACTTTCGAGGCTCGCTGGTTGCCCTTCTTCATCGCCGCGTATTTCTCAAGCCGCTCCCACGTCTCTTCGGGAGTGCAGAATGGAAGGTTTCCAGACCGTGCCTGCTCGTGTTCGTGGATGCGGATTCTGAGAAAGTCTTGAACCATGTGCGTCTCCCAGATTCTCACTGGCAGCACCACGACTTGCGACTGCGGCAGGTCAGGATTGCGCCGCGCTTCCGGCTTGGACCAGTCTCGGAGGATGCCGATGATCTTCAGGCTCTCCACCGTGACGCCGTATTGCTCAGCCATCCACTTGTAGAGGTTGAGCTGCTGTTCCCACTCCGGTTTGACGCCATCTCGGATGGCCCAGAGCGAGACGAATTTGTAGTCGATGATTTCCTTGAGCGCGACCGCATAGTCGAGCTGACCGGAGATTTTCTTGCCTTCGAACTCAACGATGCACCGCTCTTCCACGATGCCGCCGTTCGATGACCGTCGCAAAACCTCGTGGCCGGCTGAGCCCATGAGCATCCACAGACGGTCGCTCGCGTCTTCTTCGAGTGCCTCGTCGTGCAGAATCTCCAGCGCTGCGATGCGTGGTGGTTTGATAAGCTCGGTGACACTGAAGTCAGCCTCGCCCTTGGTGTAAGTGGAGTACTTGACCGCGTTGACCAGTGGTTCAGGCAGTCCGAATTTGTTGGTGATTTTCATAGGTTAAAAAGGAACGTCTTCTCGTGGTTCTTCCTGTTTCATTTTGTCCCGTCGGGTAACGTGCTCAGGATAATCGTCGTCATCATCCTCAAGGGAGTGTGAATCGAGCAGCGCTTCTGCTGTGTCCGTGAAGCCGTACGCCTTCAGGAGGTTGAATAATGCGTCGCACTCACCACAACCCAGTTTTGGCCCAATGTCGGTAACGAGGTATTGATCGTCGCCCCACACGCTCAGGAATGTGCTGAGGGCATTTGCTTTTGCGTGGCCGGCCTTTCCAACACCTTCCTCCTTCAGCTTGATCTCTGCGAACTCCGCAACGGCAGTCATGTAGTCCTTGCCGTTGTAGGTTTCATTGCCGTCTGGTGGGCACGTGCGCGTCGACTCAAACTCGTCAGCCCACGCGATGAAGTCCTCCACGTCTTTCCGGGAATCTCCGCTATGGTAGCGATATGCCCCTGCGACGAAGGCGATGTCAGCGACAGCCTCCAGTCTTCGTTTGAACGGATTGTCTCTCATTTGAACCCCTCCACGTATTTGATGAGGAATGCCCCTTTGGCAGTCATCTCACCCTTCACCAGCCGTCCGTTGAGGGTGCCATACATCTCGATGTAATTTCCCTCGAGATTGCGATTGATTCGGCTGAACGGGAAAATACCAGCCTTCATGAGTGTGTCCTTGAGTTGGGGTCCAAGTTCGACGAGTTGCTGTTCCAGTTTAAGTTGCGCGTCAGCGCGTTGCTGTTGTTGGTCCAGCCTGCGCTGGACTCTATTTTTTAGCCATTTCGTTATCATGTTCTGTCCTTTTGTTCTGGTTTACTGCTTTTCCTTGATCCAATCGTAGTGCCGACCAGCGTCGTCGAGCATGCGCCGGAACTCCTCGTCCTTGGCAATCGTCTCGTCCTTCTTGGGGGCACCATTGTACTCGCGCTCGACCTCGTAGTTCATCACGAGTCCATAGAGGTAGTTTTTCTCGAGCTGGCCCAGCGGTGTGTCCTTGTTCTTCCCCCACGGCATTGGATACGCTCGCCACAACTCGGTTGCGCCCGGCCCTGGCTGAGTAGAGAACGCCTCGATCTGCGCCATCACGTCGTCGTACTGCTTCTTGGTCGCTGGCACGTGTTTCAACGGCAGGGCTTCGAGCTGCTGAAGGTCGGTCAGGTGACCCTTCGAAACGAAGAACCTCAATGCGTCTGTCCTGATGTTGGACAGAGAGGTGATGAACCGGGTTTTCTGCTCCTCAGTTGCGTCTGTGGGAGGCACCACATCAGCCGTTCTGGCGGCAGGTCTTGGAGCGCTTTGCTGGGCAGGCGCTGCCGGACGGGCTGGGGGTGGACTCTGGGACCCCCCAGAGCGTCCTGGGGCATTCTGAGCGGGTCTGCCGCCTCGGTTTCGCTGCCACCATCCCTCGCACCAGTCCTTCTTCCACGCTTGGAGTCCGATACCCAGCTCTTTGGTGCAGCGACGAAGGGCTGCCGTCTTGGCACCTTCGACCGCATCGCCGTAGTTCTGGGACTGGTTGTTCTTGTAATACACCATGTCCCCGATGGCTTCCGCCACGAAACAACCGCGGATGACGAGCATCGCCTCGACGTAGACCCGGCTGGCCGGTGTCTCAGCTCGGTCGCGGGTGGCTGGGAGTATGAAGTCCTCAGCCCATCGCTTTCGTGGGATGATGGACCACTGGCCGAGTCCAAGCACTTCGTTGAGCCGGCCACGCAGGAAGGCGTGCTCGATGTAGAGTAGGTTCTCCTTGCCAGCTGCTCCCGGTCGGAACGCCTCGTCCGGGAAGTCTTTTTGTAGCGCGAGCTGTTCGTCGGGTGTCAACACCAACTCACTGGCTTTGGCGTAGGCAGTCATGGTCAACTCGGCCACGGCATCCACTTTGGCCTGCTCGGGTGTCACGCTTTCGCGTTTAACTGGTGGAGGTGTGTCCGCGCGTCGCTCGACTGTGGTGGTTTCGTTGATGACTTCTGCTTCGGGCACTTCGGCCCCTGGGATTTGATCGTTGTTGTTCATTTGTAAACTCCTTCTTGAATCAGGGCATCTGCGACGTGTCCATGGTCGCAATCAGTAATTAGCCGCTCGAGCCGGACGCGCTCAGCGGTGACTTCCAGCAGAAACTCGGTCGCCTTCTCATCAAACCCTGCTTCGACCTCGTTGTAGATTTCAGCAATACGCTTGCTGGTTTTACGCTTCATACCGAGAAACCTTTCTCCTCAGAATTGCTGGGCGGCTCGCCCTGGCATTTCTTGAACTGCTTGCGGGCTTTATCGCCCGCTTCGATTACCGCTGTGATGGAAACCTTGCAGTCGGGGTCGCCACACTCACACGGTAGCTGCGCCGCCTGCTTGAGGGCTTCCCAGTTTTCGTCGGAAATGTTGCCGACGATGTTGGCGAATATCCCGCCGAGCATCGCCTGCGCGACTGTTGGCGGCATGCTGTCGATGGCGCTACCAAGAAAAACTCCCAGCTCAGGGAGTCCTCCGCCGTGGATTACTTCGATGTTCATAGTTTTTGTATTACGGAAATTGAGAAGGGTGTGGGGCTGGCCGGACAGGAGCCTGTCGCAACCACGTGTATTTGCGGCCCCACACCCAGATTGGTTAAGTTACTGAGAGGTGGGACCAGTCGTCCCCATCAACGGTTCCAGAAGCGGGGGCCTCTCCATCGGCCTTTTTTCCCTCGCTTTTTGCCTGACTTCTTGGCGTGCTGGTGTTTTGTTTTGGGGTGGGAGCAGTTCTCTCATGCCGCTCCTGCGCCTGCGACATCGCCTCCTCCACTATTGCTTGAGCAAGGTTCGTTGGCATCTCCCGTTCCAGATCGTCCGGGTCGACCTTGTGGTGACGACAGGCCATGACGACGACGTTGGGGGCGAAGTCCTTGAGCGCAAGGTCGCCGATGGCGGATTCGATATCCTCCGGGGCAATCTCGTGCACAACGCAGTGAAACAGAATCTCACTCCATGCCCTTCGCGTTCGCTGCCACACAGGATCGTGGTCTGGACTGTAAACCGACGGAACGTGCGTGACTCCGTGTGTCGTCCCATTGCTACCCGCTGGAGAGCTGGCCGAGAAGTAAGGCGTCACGGGATAGGTCGGCGTCACCGGCCTGATCTCGATGATGTTGTCTTTCCATGCCTGCGGGAACTCCACCTCCGACGGCTCGCACATCAGACTTTTGGCGAGGTCGTCTTTGTCCTTGTGGCCAAGGAACAATGTGGGATTGATCTTCGGGTCGAGTGTGACTGGCGATGAAGCCATCCACGTCCTGACCTGTTCCAGTGCCGGCTCCACATCGAAGAACCAGCTCAAGTCCGGCGTGAACTTGAGCCCCTTGCGGTAGAACCGCGCGTGCAGGTCATGCTTCTTCTCATCCATCTTGCCAACGGTGATATGCAGCCCGTCCTGATTCTTCTCGTTCTCCTCATCCGTGCCCGACTGGAAAGCTCCAGCGCCACAGTGATGATGAACCGTGCCGAAGTAAATCCAATCCGGTGGATTCATGTTCAGCTCGGCCCGTTGAGTCCGCGCGTCCTCGTTGTCGATCTCACGAGCGGTCATGCCCGTCTTGGCTTCCTGTGGGAACGCCCACGCTCGCCACGTGTTCTGGGTGGGACTGACGAACAGCCTCACCTGGCACTCACTCTTGTAGGTGGTGTAGCACCACTTGAAGAACGAGAGCACTTCATTCCACACTTCCGGTGGAATCTTTGGCCCGGTGTAAATCACCGTGCCCTTGGTTTCTTTGATATGATGGGACAGCTTGCACTCAAGCAGCCCCTCTATGGAAACATCGTCCTCGACGATATTCCCGTTCACTTTCATTTTCATTTTCTGTCCTTTGGTTGCTGGTTAATTTACTCAAAGAGTCGTTCGTAAGCCTCGGGATTGACCCGGGCAAGGAAGTCCTTGACCGATTGGTAGCCCGCCGTCTGTATCTCCACAGTCAGCCCGTCGCTGTCATGCACGTCACAATCACTGAGTGACGCGCTGTTCGGAACCGGTTCTATCTCGATGTGATCGGTTGGGCCTTCTTCGTAGATTACATCTCGCACTCTCCCCCAGAACTCATCCGAGTCATCCGATTCCGCCGCTGCCGTGACGATGTCATGTTGCGTCACGTTGACAGTTCCCCGCCCCCACATGTCGCGGGAGTAAGAACACGTTCCATGCTCCCTATCATCCAAGGCGATAGCGACCGCGACCACCTCCGCACGTGAAGCCGGTATAGGAACTCCGCCTTTCGCCGCTAGCGCCTTGGGAGGCTCGATGTTGAACTCGATCCAGTCCTGAATGTCCTTGTAGCTCTTCAGCTCCTCAGGCACTGGCACTTTCAAATGCGCGAGCAGCACGTTGCGGACGGTTTCGTTGTGTGGCGCGGACGCCAGCAACTGAATCACGCCCTGTGGCAACACGTCCTTCAGCTCGCACTTGCGTTTGAGCGGCTCAGGCACCTCCACGACTTTGATGGCGCCATCCATTGCGATGGCCACCTTCTTTTTAGCCGCCATATCCGCCTCCACTTCTGGCTCCGACGTGGATGGGGGCGGTGTCTCGGACGGCGACGGCGTCTCGTCCTGTGTCAACCGCGGTTGACTCGGCACTGCTTGAGCTGCCGACGTGTCCGTTATTCGAGTCAGCCCGTCCAGTGTGTCGTCCTGCACTGTCTCCATTTGGATTATTGGCAATATTGGCTGCTGTGGGCTCTGGTCCACTGGCTCCGGTGGACTCGGTGGGTCCGGAAGTATTGGCAGCGTCGGCCACGACTGCTCCTCCGGGTGTAGGTTGGGATCGCTCATCTGTCTGTCCTTTCAGTTTGTCTTTGATTAAGTGAGTCTCCAGGCGAGTTCGGTTCGCCACGAGACGGTATGGTAGGAATGGAATTGTCTTTGATTTGACCGTGGGCGCGTGGAGATGCCACAGCGCGAAAAGGTGGCCGGCCAAAGATGCCGCCAGTGCGTTACTCGTTACTAGCTGGGGGTTTTCCACCTGCGCCTCTCCCGTGCAGCCGATGGTCCGCGAGCGCGGGTCATTGGACTTGTCGGTGAGAATATTAGGGAAGTAAACCCGGGGATCGAGTGGTTGATTCATCCACTCGCGTTGATAGAAGTATGCCTCAGCGGAGTGCGTCTCGTTGGCCGCGAAGATGGCCAATGTGCCATACCGGTCGCAGACTGAGAGTGCCGCCTTGCGTGCCATGTGGTTATCGACACACACGATCAGCCAGTCGTCCTCATGGAACTCCATCAGTCCTTCCGAGAACCAAGCGTGCAGGTGATTACACCCGTATCGCTCAGCCAGCGCTTCCGCCTTCGAGCGACCAATGTCTTCCGGTTTGAACAACTGCCGGTCGAGATTCTTCTCTTCCAGCATGTCCGCGTCGATGAGCACGATTTGCTTTGGGGAGGTGAGCAAGGCCAGCGACGGCGCCAGCCAACTACCCACACCACCGCACCCGATAATATAGATGGTGGATTTCATCGGACGCTCCTATTGGCGCAGGTATCCCTCAAGACTTTGGCGATCTTCTCACCAATCGGGCTGCGCTTGTTCATCTCCTCCTGAATCGCCCGTGACGCTATGGAGATGTTCGTGTCGAAGTCCCGAATATTCACTCCCGCTCGACTGACCAGTCGGCGAACTTCAGGATCAGACGCAACTAATGCGCCGACGGTGAAGTCCTTGCGGGCATACATCCCGGAGTGATATTCGAGAGTGTCAATCTCCATCGCTTTGCCAACGCTCACGATGGTGCGATCGATATGGTCTTTCAGGTTGGTGGCGTTTTCGCAGTTCAATAACACCTGCAACGCTTCAGGATACGTCTCGCTCATACGTCACAGAATTTGAGTTGCGGTGGGGCAACCTTTTCGCAGAGCGTAGTCCACGCTCCCACGATCGATTGCGTTTCGAACCCTTTTTCCAGTGCTTTGAACCGGATGAATTTCCAGACCGTATCCTTGTTGCGAAACAAGTCTGCGTTCCACGAAGCGGAGCGGAATTGCCGCAGCGCCAGAATGACTGATCCGATGGCGGTAGTGGACTTCGAATCGTAGGTGCCCATGCACACCTGACACGTGTCGAAGAGATTGGCGATTGGCATGCGATACGCGACTCCCCGGCCATCGAAGGCGAAGAGGTAGTGGTCATGCGCGTAATAGCCGCCGTTGTGTTCTTTGACCTGCACCAGGAAGCGAATCCGCATGGATGCGTCCTGACTGACCATGGCTTTTTCCCGGGACCACTCGATCTCCATGATCGTATCCGTCGTCTCCTTGGGGGCAAACGTCGGGTAGAGCTGGTCTTTGTATTTCGCCTCGTTGACGATCGGTTTGAACGTCGTGCGAAAGTTGATGGTTTCCATCGGAACCGAGAAGTTCCAGGTGGCGTCCTGCTGGGTATAAACCAAGTGAACCGCTCCATGGCTGGGCAGTTCAAGTAAGTTGTGAACCTTCGAGACGACGTTGGCGTTGAGCGCGCGTTGCAGCGCATCCCCCACCACGATCTCTCTCCGGGTGATGTCCTCGCGGTAGAACGTGCCGTTCTCCGCAATAATAAACTGTAATTTTGTTTCCATATCTTTCCTTTGGATTAAACAAGAAAAGTGCCCCAGCAGCCGAGCTCGTTACTCGGACCACTGGGGCACACGGTTTACTGCTTACGCGCAGGCCAGTTCGGCCTTGCGGTTCGCAGCGGTTTCGATCACCACGACCGAGTTCTGCGGAACCATCGCGTCGTCGGGCATGGCAATTCCGCCAATCATCAGATTGACGTTATCACCGTAACCGAGTTCGTCGCGCAGTTCCTGGGCACGGCGGATATCCCCAATCTTGATCGGGGTATCGCTCGTGAACTCAGACTCGTCGGGACCATACATAACTTTGCATCGGAACATTTTGTGTCCTTTTGGTTATTGTTCTGGTTGGTTATCTCGACGCTTAGCTTGCGCTAGGAGTCGTCGAGCCGGTATTGGCAGCGCCAGCCGTGGCTTCTGCCAGCTTCACCGCGAGGTCGTTGACCTCCGTGTTGGCCTTGCCGAGATCAACCTGCAACGCGGCAATGCGCTTGTCGCCTTCCGCGTTGAGCGCGTCGAGACGAGCCTTCTCAGCATTGTTCTGGCGCTGAGTCTCCAGTTCGCCGTTGATGGCCGCGATGAGCGGCTTGATGCGGCGATCGGCGAGCTTCTGGACTTCCGAGTCCACGAAGGCTTGAACTTGATTTGCGTTCATACTGTTCTTTCTTTGTTAGCTAACAGTGAAGGGGGTATCCCCCATTGCGTGCTTCACTCACGCCCTGTCCTTTTAACTCCAGGAGTCCGCTGTTGCAAGTATGAAACAGCGGAGTGCTGAATTTAAGTGTTTTCCATCCAATGTCGAGACTCAGGCTTGCTGCCCCAATCCGGCCAGCAGTAGCCCTTGCGACGTTGATAACGCTTTTGTTTTTGGCGAGGCCTACGCATCAGGATTCGACTGCGCCGGCCATCCACGTACGGCCTCATGCGCTGAATGCGACCACGCGGTCGCCGTTGTCGCCACCAGTCCACTGCTTGTAGGCGATGACGTAGGCAAGATAATCGCTGACCACGCCTTTGGCTTCCAGCTCAGTTTTGAACATCGAGAGGTATCGCCGGAGCACCAACGTGGCCTTCATCCGATCACCCTCACTCTCGTTCAAGATGCGCTCCACTTCGTCGAGCTGGGTTTCGCTCAAGATGTCGGTGAGTTTCATCATCTTCTGGCCCTCGTCACTGAACAGCAGCTCAGGAAGATATCCAGGAGGTCCGCCATCGCGCGTCACTGATATCCCCATCAGCTTCTGTTTGTGGCCGCAATTACCACAGATGAAGTCGAAGGTCAGCTTCGGCCTGTTCTCTTGGACCTCATACTCAGTCCCCAGCTTGATGTCGTCATTCAGGGCGTGGAACCCGCACGGGCACGCAGAGAGTCGTTTGAGCGTCACTTTCATCGCCCCTCCTCGCGCAGATATTTCGTCATGCGCTTCACGGTGCGCGTGGATTCGACGGTGGCGCAGAGCACCACGAGACGTTTGCCTGTCAACCGCGGTTGACACGTCCAGTGAATCAGCACGCCATCGCCCTGCTCGGTGGCTGTGGAGGTTTGAGGGAACTCAATCGGTATATTTTTTGCACTCATGTTCTGTCCTTTGGTTATGAAGCATGATCGCTTCAGTCCGGGCTCGCAAGGAGCCGGGAGTGGAACGGTCAGAGCTTCCCTTCGCGCTTCAGCCGCATTGTGCGACGAAACTTCGCGCGGCGTTCAGGTGTCCAGCGAGTAATCTTCCGGTGAGTGCCTGTGCCGGCCACGTATGTTTTATTCCTGAACTGTGCGGGCTCCGGCATACTCACTGGAGTTCCAGTGGTGGCAATCGTGTTAAACTCGTTTTCGAGATCGGCGATTTGGTCTTTGATATCTGCCAGCCGTCGGAATTGCGAGGCTGTCAGGAATTTGGCGTCAATGTTCTGCATTTCTGTCCTTTCGTATCACCAGCACCATGCTGGCAAAGAGGGAGCGAGTGAGATCGTCTCGCACCGTGCTTTGCCTACTTGGCTTGCTTCGCCTTTCGAACTGCTCGTTTGGCCAGCTCCATTCGGCGGTGAATCATTATCGCGTAGATGTGCTGATTCCATGCAAGGGTCGGATTGTCTTGAGTATGCAATTCGAGCGTCCAATCAGCCATTGCTTTGCTGCGCTCGTGGTTTGAGTCGTCCTTCAATCGCTCTCCCAGAATCACATCAAAGAGAGCTTTCTTGCGCTCATCGAGCGTCCAGCGATTCCAGTCTTCGGCCAGTTTCCCTGTCTCCTCATGGAGCAGGTGCAGGTTGTCGACCATGCCGTCGATGATTTGATTCCAAGTCTCCACGTTTCGACGGTGACGCAGCCAGCCCTTAATAACTGATGTGATGCAGCCACATCCGACGCATATAGCCATTCCGTACCAGAAATATTTCATTGGCTACCTCTCAGTTCGAGCATTCGTTGACGGATAGCGCGGGCAATAGCTGTCCACCGCGCTTCGTCGGTTTTATCACGATCGACGCGAGCGCAGCCGGCCAATTCCCAGGCTTCATTTTCCTTCCGCCTCAGTCGATCGAGGTCAAATTCGTTGTCAATTTCAATTTGAGTCATATCAGTCATCCGTTCTCAGGTGGGCTTTGAGTGGTTGTCCCGTCATGCCGAAGCCCTCGACATTAAAGGAGCGTGTGCTGCCGTCCTCGTGCTCAATTCGGTTGATGACCTTGAACTGAAGTACTTCGCCGCCAGGAGTGACGACGCGGCAGGGTATGCGATTGAGAAACGCCTGTATTAACAGCCATTTGGTGTTCATTTTGGTAGCATCTCCTTGAACTGTTCAACAGGCACACCGTTCTTCGCGTACACCTCGACCATTCCGTCGAGTATCTGCTGGTACAGCTCAGCCAGCTCGTCTGGTGTGAGTTTTCCACTCCAGAACATCCAATCTCGGACATTCAGGTGAGTGCTGCCGCCATTGATGTTGGTGAGGGCGTTGATAGCGCCTTCAGCGAGTGATTTAACCGTGGCTTGTCGAATAGGCATAGGTAAATACCGGGTCTTAGTGTCCTCGACCCGGTGTTGAGTGTGGCATCGTTCAGGCGTTGACCGGGGCAGTTTCGCTGGGCTCCATGTCGACCGTGTTCTTGGCCAGCGCCGCTTCCTGGCGATTGCGGGCTTCCTGCACCTGTTCGACGGTCCAGCCGAGGGCCTTGGCGATTTCCTCGTCCTTGGGGCCAACTTGGCGTTTGATTTCCTTTACGACCACGCTGATTTGGCGGACACCATTGCCGAGGGTGCGTTGCGACACCTTGGCGAGCGTCCAATCGTTGCCGAGGCCGGCGATTTGGCCTTTGACCTGCCGGAAGGCGGAGTCGGACTGTTCGAGAATCTTCGCGTCGAGCGCATCCTTGTTGTCTTTGCCCTTGAGTTGGAGAGCTTCGGCAATGTCCTTGCGAGAGCGCATGGTGACTGAGGTGCCCACTGTGGCGCCGTTCTTGCCTTTGATCTCTTTCGGGGCGAAGACGCGGTTGATGGCGTCGTCAACGAATCCGATTAGTCCGAGTTGTCCGTCATTTTGAGTCTGCATATTGCTGTCCTTTGTAAACCGATGCTGATTGCACCGGGTGAGTGATTCTCACGCTCGAAGGGAAATCAATCCCCGACCGTGGGCATCTCTCGGAGCAGCCCTCACTATATGCGCCCTATGATGGTTAGCTTCGACCGAAGGCCAGCCGGGCAGCGGCGCGCACCACGGCTTTAGCCTCCTCGGTGCGATACCAAGCATGCCAATGGTGGCACACCCGGCAGGCATATCGGAAACCGTGAACCGACTGAATGTCCATCAGTCGCTTGGCGATGGCAGCTTCGATGCTCATATGCTGTAATCGTCCCATTGCCAGTCCGGCTTGGCATTCCGCAGGATTTGGTCCCGGGTGGCAGTGCCCAACGTGCGACCCCAGTTCTCCCACCGGGCTTGCTCTTTCAACCGTTTCGATTCGACTTGCTCATCGACAGGCACGAGCAGTGCTTTCATTGTGTCTTGACTCATAGTTCCTTTCACGGGCACCGCTTCATGCAATGCCTTACACTCTATGGCTCCTGTGATGGTTACCGTCCCAAGACCTACTCTTGACGCCCACCCATGATGGGGCTATTGTCGCACCCGTGAAGTATCCGCCAGCTTACAAGGCAGCCGTTGCAATGCAGAGAGTTATCCTCGCAGACTGTCTTAAGGTGGAGACGGATATAAAGCTAAAGCCCACTCTCGCACGGGCATACAAGGAGCTTGAGGAGTTAAAGCTACGTATCAGAATGAAGCCAGCTCCAAAGCCCATCGACGTGAGCAAGCCGAAGCAGACTGGCATACCGAGCGTTGAGTGAAGAATAACAAGGAGGGATACTAAGGGAGTATCAGCACTTCTTGTCGAGCTTTATTTACGTTAAAGGAATCTCTTTTTATTCCAGACCGTGTCCACAGGGTGCCGGTGGGAGGGGCCTGTTGGGCGACTTGGAGTGTCCTTACCTCCCCTCTACGAAAAATTCAGTTTTTGGGAAAACTTCAGTGGTGATGATCCCCTCCAGGAAAATTCCAATTTCCTGGTAAACTTCATCCTCACGATCCATGCCAACTCTCGTTCCAAAAGTGTGCTTTTAAGTCCCCCTCCTTACGATCACACCTTTGCCCTGATGATCCTGTGGTCGTGACCATACCCCACGATCGTACTGTCAACCGGCGGTTGACACACCGAGAGGACCCCGCTTTTCTCCGCTCCAGCCCCCTGGCGCTTGAAGGCATGATCGGGTGAGGGCGGATATCGAGAGGGGCGTGAATCTCCCCACACCCCTCTTATTCTGCTTCTGCTTCTGATTGGGATAACATTGGCTTTCTTTGGATTACTTGTGATTACATAAGATTGTAATTGACTTTGATTACATAACTGATAAAACCATCAGGAATGTACGGAAAACACTTTGAGCAGATGTATGAAGGTTCCATGGTAGGTGCTGGGGCTGTGGTGTTTGCGATCATGGGGTATATCATAGCCAAGCAGAAGCCCAACCGGGAACATGGGTCGATTGTGGAACTAAACCCCAAATTACTCGCCTACATACTCGGGGCAGATCAATCGGAGATTGAGGTTGGAATTGAGAAATTGTGCGCCCCTGACCCCGAATCAAGAACTCCAGATGAGGATGGTCGCAGGCTGGTGAGGCTGGGTCAATTCGCCTACCGAGTGGTCAACGGTGCGAAGTATCGGGCAGTCAGGAATCAGGAGGAACGCACCGTTCAAGTCCGTGAGGCCGTCCGCCGTCACCGAGCCAGGAAAAAAGAGAAACCCGGCCCCCCCCCCCCCCCCGCGGG